TCGGCAACCACTTCACGGTTACTGGAGGAGGGACCCTCACCTGGGAGGGTGATACAGGGCTATGGCGCTCCGCACCGTTCACGCTTCGAGTGAACAAGCGCCTCACCGTGGACGAGACGATCGCTGCCGGCGGGGACATCACCACCGATGGCAACGTCACGGCGCTGGGCCGGGTCAAGGGCCGCAACCTGCAGACCGGGAACACGGCCTCCCGGCCGGCCACCGGTCAGATCGGTGAGATCTACCAGGACGAGACGAGTGGCCGGATCTACGTCTGGCGCAACAGCACCTGGAAGGAACTGGCGACGCTCGACAGCGCCCAGCCGACCGGCGCCGTGATGACCAGCGTGGAGCCGCCTTCGGTGATGATCCCGCTGGGCTGGGTGCCCTTCGACGGGCGCACGGTGACCGAGGCCGAGTACCCGGCGATGTTCGCCCTGACGTCGATGCAGGGCTACATCACCGGCACGGCACCCAACCGGGTGATGACCATGCCGCAGGCCGAGGGCAAGGTGCTGATGACCCGCTGGGCGGCGACGGCCGGTCAGGTAGGTGGGACGACCAACAACCGAGTCGCCCTGGCACTGACCAACATGCCCCGGCACCGTCATTACACGGCGCTCTCCCCCTCTGGTGGCGGGCCGCTGCGAGGCACCATCGGCCGCTCCGGGACGCACGCTCACGGCGTCGGCGGCGGTGAGCACTGGCACACCCTCAACGACCCCGGTCACAAGCATGGCGCTCTGGAGGGTGTCAGCGGCCAGGCCAGCGCTGCGGTCGGTCTGTTCTGGGGTGGACGCAACAAGATCGACGCCTACTTCAACGACCGCAACCACACGTACTCGGTGGAGGCGTTGCAGTGGACGATGCCAGCGACCACCGACATCTCCATCAACTCGGCAGGTTCCGAGCACGGTCACATCATCGGCCAGGACGGTGACCACGACCACCCGCTGTATCTCAACGACCAGGCGCCGCACACCCACCCTGTCTCCGAGCAGGACCAGGGCGACGGCGCCCCGTTCGACATCACCCCCGCCCACCTCACCGTCTACACGTACATCCGCTCATGACGTTCGTCGGCTCAAGGTTCGGACAGGACGGACCCCCTCGGATCGCTACGTCGTCCGAGCTACTGCTGGAGGCCACCGAGATGCCACCGATACCGAACTATCAGGCGCTCATCCCGTTCGTCCCCGGCACCGTCACTGACACCGACACCAGTGCCTTCGAGACGTTGTCGGACGGCCATCTGTTGTGGCGGAAGACGCCGGCCCGTTGCGACCTGATGTTCTACCAAGGCGACGACGTCGTCATCCCGCTCTACTTCGATGACCCGGCGCTCACCGGCGACAACATGGAGTTGGGATACACCTGGCACTCGCAGATCCGTGTGTTGCACAACTACCGCAGCACGTTGGTCAACACCTTCACCACCCACGCCGACTACACGGCTGCTTCGACCGGGGTGACTGAGGCGACGCTGGTGGAGTTGTTCCTGCCTCGCAGCCTCAACACCCACTGGGGCCTCTACCGCTGGGACCTGTACTCGGTCAGCACCCAGGACTACAGCCGCTTCCCCAAGCCCGATGACGTGGAGATCTGGCCTCCGCCGGACGAACTCCGCACCTGGCTCTACGGCCTGGTGAAGATCGCCCCACGGGTGACGTCCACCGACGCCCTGCCGCCGCTGGCCGACGTTCCCACCATCGGTGGGCCGGCCGGACCGGTGGCACTGAGCAACGGCGGCTATGCGGTCGGACCGAACGGGAGGGTGCCATGAGCGCCATCGATGTCGCTGTCAGCAAGGGCGCTCCGATCGCCATCACCCTCGGGGGCAGCACCCAGCCGATCAACGTCACTGCGGGCACGACCGGTCCTCCGGGACCAAAGGGCGACAAGGGCGACGAGGGAGGCACGCCGGTGGTGGCCGTGGCCTACGCCGACTGGCCTCCCGTCAACCCCGCCGCCAACACCCTCTACCTCAGACTCGCCCCGTAAGGAGACATCATGGGTTCCAAGTCCGACGCCTATGAGCTTGAAATCCTCAAGCTCACCACCGGTCAGGCAACGACGCTCTTCACCTCGACGCCGATGACGCCGTTCCTGGCGTTGTTCACCGCCGACCCGTCCGACTCGGCGGCGGGCACCGAGGTGACCGGTGGCAGCTACGCCCGCCAGCCGGCCTCAAGCTCGTCCAAGTGGGCGGCGCCGGCTGCCGGCTCGGTGACCACCAACGCCGTCATCACCTTCCCCACCGCCAGCGCCAACTGGGGCACCGTCACCGGCTTCGCCCTGATGTCGGCGGTCACCGGCGGCACCCTGTTGATGTGGGGCACGCTGACGGCCTCCAAGGTCGTCAACAGCGGTGACACGGCCAGCTTCGCAGCGGGGCAGTTGACGCTCACGGAGGACTGACATGGCCGGCAAGATCACCGACCTGGGGGTCTTGACCGGCGCCGCTGCGGCCACGACCGACCTCATCGAGACGGTCGATGTCTCCGACACGTCGATGGCGGCGACGGGCACCAACAAGAAGATGACGTTGTCCGACATGGCGACGTTCGTCGCTGCCCAGGGTGGGGCGGCGACCGGCACCAAGATGACGGCGCTCACGGCGCTCACCGGGGCGAACGCTGCGAGCACCGACATCTTGGAAGTGGTGGACATCTCCGACACCACGATGGATGCCTCGGGCACCAACAAGAAGATGACCCTGGCCGAGGTCATCGCCTACATCAAGCTCGCCGGAGGAGCGGTCCCGGACGGGGACAAGACCGATATCACGGTTTCAGGCAACACCTGGACCATCGATGGCGGCGTTGTGACATACGCCAAGATGCAGAACGTCTCGGCTACCAGCCGGGTGCTCGGTCGCATCACGGCCGGTGCGGGTGTGGTCGAGGAACTGACCGCAGCGAACCTCTCGACCATCCTCGGCCTGGGCTCGTTGGCGACCAAGTCCACGATCCTGTCGGCCGACATCACCGACAACACCGTCGCCAACAACGACCTGGCGGTGATGCCCACGCTGACGATCAAGGGCAACAACACGGCGGGCACGGCGGCGCCGCTCGACCTCACCGCAGTGCAGGTCCGCTCGATGATCGCCAGCGGTGCCGGGGCGCTGTTCGGGTTCGACTTCGACACCACCACCACGGCCGGTCCGACAGCGACCCGGTTACGGCTGAACAACGCCACGCCGGCTTCGGCCACCATCGTCTACGTCACCTACACGACCAAGGACGGGGCTGACCTCAAGACCCGTCTGCTGGCCGGCACGGCCGGCGACCGTCTGTACATCCAGGAGCGGGCCAACTCCGCCAACTGGCGGCTCTACGAACTGACCGGCGCACCGACCGACAACTCGACCTACGCCACCTGCAACGTCGTCCACCGTGGTGGCGCCGGCTCGCTGTGGACCAACTTGGCCGAGATCATCGCCGGCTTCATGACGGCGGCGATCACCATCGGCACCTCGGCCCCGGCGTCACCCTCGACCAACGACCTGTGGGTGGACACCACCTGACATGACGATCACGTTCACCGGGGCCGGGACCGCCGTATCGGCCACCGGTGCGTCGTCACAAGTGGTGACGACGACGACAGCGTTCGCTGTGGGCGACTACATCGTCGCCTTCATGGCCTACGACAACACGGGCGGCGGCGGTGCTGACCCGGTGTCGGGAGTCACCAGCATGGCCGTGTCGGCGGGCTCGGTGGTCGGCGGTTCAACGATGACCGGGATCAACGACCCCAGCACGGCTAGCTCGGGCCTTGCTGCCCGTGCGGACATCAGGAAGGTCACGGGAGCGATCGCCTCGGGATCGACGGTCACGGTGTCGTGGTCGGGCACCGTCACGATCCGCTCCGTGGTCCTCATGAAGGTGTCCACCAACGTCAGCGGTGCGACCCTCAACGCTCGTATCAACTCTGGCAACGGCTCCACGATGACCAACACGGTGGGCGCTGCGACGGCGACGTTGGTGACGCCGTCTGCCACCGCCGGTGAAGGTGTGTTGTGTTACGCCGGACATGAGAACGGTGCCGCCTTCACCGGTGACGCCGACACGACCAACGGCACCTGGAGTGCGGTCTACGGAGCGTTTCAGGGTTCAGGCCTCACCGGCATGGCGGCGTACTTCCAGGCCAAGGTCGTCACCGCCACGGCCACGCAGTCCTGGGACATCACCGGTACCTCGTCGGACTGGATCCAGGGTGCCACGATCTTCACGGAGACGGCTCCGCCACCGTCGATCACGCAGCAGGACTTCTGCTTCTACGCCGAGGGCACCGAATCGGGCAGCACCGCTCCGGTCGGACAGGGCTTCGTCTACAACCCCGACCTGACCGCTGGCGATGTCAGCATGCATCTGCGGTTCCTGCTACAGGCCACAACGGCGAACGCTGTCCCTGCTTCCGACTGGCAACTCCAGTACGAGAAGAACAGCGTCGGTGGCTGGATCAACGTCACCACGGGCACCACCAACGCCGCTGCCTACAACTCGGCCAACCTGACCGAGGGCCAGGCCACTACCAATCGCCTCACCGGCGGCACCGGCACGTTCGAAGCGGGCAAGGTGTCCGAGGACGGCACGGTGGACACCGTGGGGTGGGCGGGGAGCAACTTCACCGAGTTGCTGTACGCCGTCACGTTGAAGTCGGCCAACCTCGTCAACGCCGACTCCATGCGGTTCCGTGTGGTCAAGAACGGTGCCACCACCGACATGACCTACACGACGCCGGGCACGGCGTTGGCCCAGGTCGTCAAGCTGTCGGTCGCCCAGCACGGCTACCAGTTCTACGCCGATGGCACCGAGACGGGAGCGACATCACTGGCGGCGGCGGACACCGCCATCAGCAGCGACGTGACCCTGGCTGCGGCGCTGGTGCAACTGCGGACCCGCCTGCAGACGACATCGAGCGTGTCTGCGCCGGCCACCGACGACTGGCAACTGCAGTACGAGAAGAACGCCAGCGGTACCTGGGTCAATGTCGATCCCAACCCCACCGGCTACGTCAAGGCGGCGAGTGGGGGCAGTGCCCTCAACACCCAGTACGCCGGTTTCGGAATGCCCTTCTACGGCAACGGGCAGAAGCTGATCCAGAGTTCCGTCTACCTGAAGCGAACCGGCACCCTCGGGTTCAACGTCATCGCTGAGGTCTACGCCCACTCCGGCGTCTTCGGATCGAGCAGCGTGCCGACAGGTGCCGCCCTGGCGTCGGTGACGTTGCCAGCGTCAACGGCGCCCACGACCTTCGGGTGGGTGGACTTCACCTTCGACGGGACGCTCACGCTGGTCAAGGGCACGCCTTACGTGGCAACGCTCAGGGTCAGTACCCCCGGCAGCACGGGGATTGACTTCGCCCTTGACCTTGGTCTTGGCGGCCTCACTGGCAACGTGCCGGTGCTCTTGGTGAGCAACGGCACCTGGACGTACTTCAGCGATGCGGGTGCGTCCATCCGAGTGTTGACAACGCCACCTGAGGTGTACGCCTACGACTCGGCCAGCCTCACCGATGGAGCAGCTACCACGAACCGGTTGAGCACCGGCAGCTTCGGCAGCTTCGTCGCCGGCAAGGTGTCGGAGGACGGCCTCGTGGACAACGTCGGCTGGTCCGGCAACAACTACACCGAGTTGCTGTACACGATCGGCATGGCGATGACGCTGGCGAACGCCACCACGCTGCGCTTCCGGATACTGCGGAACGGTGTGACCACCTTCATGATCTACTCGGTCACGCCGACGATCTCGATCATCGCTCCGGCTGGTGGGCTGATCAAGGTGTGGAGTGGCAGCGCCTGGGTGGACAAGCCGGTCAAGGTGTGGACCGGGGCGGCGTGGGTGCAGAAGCCGGTGAAGGTCTGGTCGGGCTCGGCATGGGTGTTGAGTTGATATGGCACTAACACAGGCACGTCTCACCCAGGGCGGGGGCATGCGTGGGCTGCAGGCCGGCTCGAATCGTGTGTTACAGAACTACGTTCCTGCCGGAGCACCGCCGACCCCTGTCATCCAGACGAACTTCACCGGGACGGACGGTGCTGCGCTGACCACCCTCGCCAACACGGGCTCGGCAGGCGGCAACGCCTTCGTGTACCAGTCCATCTCTCCGACGGCGCCCCCCGCCTGGACAGAGGAGATCTCCGGGAACCGGGGGCTGATCCGCACCGACCCGACCAACGAGTTCTACTCCACCGACCTCTTCACCGCCGTGGGACCGGTCGTCACGACGATTTACTTCTCGATGGTCATCACCAGTGTGGCGGCGGGCGGTTACATCGTGCTGCAACCCCGTGTCGGCGGGGACGGCGGCGCAGCAGCACTGGAGTTCTGGATCCACGCCAACTTCCTGGTCCTCGCCAACTCCGGCAACGTCGGTCATGGGCTCACGTTCGCTGATGGCGACAAGCTGCATGTGCTGTTCCGCTCCACCGGCACGTCGTACTCGGCCAGGCTGTGGCTCAACAACAACACGCAACCGTCGACCCCCACCGCCACCGGAACCGGCGGGACCGGAGCGGCCGGGCAGATCCTGCTCCAGGTCAAACGAGGACCGGGGCAGAACAGCCTCTACATCGATGACTTCGCCGTCTTCGATGACGCAACCGTGACGTGGCCGCCCCCACCGACTCCCAGCCTGGTCGTCCTCTACGACAACTTCAACCGGGCTGATGGCGCTGACTTCGGGGCGCTGTGGGACAAGCGCACCCCCGATGGATGGCCGTACGCCGGTATCAGCAGCAACCAGGCAGCCGACACCGGCTCGGCCAACAACGTCGGCTACCTCCGCAACGACTTCACCCCCGCCGATCCCAACTACACGTTCTCGCAGATCGACTACCTCACGGCAGTGGCCGAGACGTTCACACCCTCCATCTGCCACGACGGCACCAACGTCTGGCGGCTGGGCTATGAGTTCTTGTCGCAGCCGTGGCAGGACCAACTCTTCCTCCATCGTGACGGCGTGCAGGTGGCGCAGTTCCCGACCCCTGGGTTCACCACGTCGCACTGGGCCACGCTCCGCATCGAGCGCCGAGTGGATCGCATCACTGGCATCGTTGACGGCAAGGTCATCGGGGTCTACGTCGATCCGACACCGTTGACCGGCACCAAGATCGGCTTCGGGTTCGGCACCGGGAATGGAGCGTGTCGGCAGGACAACTGGCAGGGTGGCGACCTTGCCGTGACGACTCCGGTCCTCACACCGTTGTTCACCGACGTCTTCACCCGTGCCGACACCACGGCGCCGGGGCTCGGAGCGGAGTGGTACGCACCGTCCTGGGCGATCCAGAGCAACCAGGCGACCAAGACAGGCGGCAGCGGGGACTTCGCCGTGTTCCAGCACGACCTGGGCACGCCGGACGTCTGGGTCGAGGCCACCACGACACCCAACGGTCAGTTCAACGTGGTCAACCTGCGCCGCCCGTCAGCCACCGACAATGCCTTCGGCGCCACCGGCTACATGGGCTTCATCGATCCCGGCAACGGTCAGCCGGTCATCGGAAAGGTCGTCAGCGGCACCTACAGCGATGTGCAGCGGGGCGACGCCATCCCCAACTTTGGCAGCGGCACCAACTACCGGCTCCGCCTGGAGGCGCAGGGCTCGTCGCTGCGGCTCTACGTGGACGACATCCTCCGGGTGATCACCACTGACACTGCGGTCCCCACCGGCAACTACGTCGGCATGAACTCCGGCAACGGCACCATCGACAACTTCCGCTGCGGTGTCCTGGCTCCCCAAGGTGTCATCCAGTCGGTCCCCGGTCTGTGGGCGTGGATCGATCCTGACGTGGCCGTGATGGCGGGCACCAACGTCAACTGGGTGCCCAACAAGGGGTCGAGCAACGCCGCTGCCATCGCCACCGGCACGATCGCCACGGCAACGGTCAACGGGCACAAGGTGCTCGACCTCTCTGGCGGGACGGCGGGATACCTCCAGACCAGCCAGGAGGGCGGCAACGGCGGTGTCTTCAAGAAGCAAGAGTTGAGTTGTGTGGTGGCGTACAAGGCCACGGGGGCTGGCCCCGGCAGCATGTTCGCCGTGAGCGTCGGCCATGACGATGGTGGGAGCGGGTACTCCGTCACCGATGCGATGTGCATGCGGTCGGGGGGCACGGGGATCTTCCCGCAGGCGCTCCGCAACTGGATCGACCTGGGCACGATCACCGGTCCCGTTGACACCTGGGCGGTCGCCATGTGCACCATCGCCCCGAACGGTGACAGCCAGGTCTTCTGCAACACGACGACAGGGTCGGTGGTTTCCAACGACAACGGAGCCTTCAGGATCAACGCCGTGCGGATCGGGAGGGACCTGGGCGGCATCGATCCGTGGTGGGGACAGATCGGGGACGTGATGGTCTTCAACCACGTACTGACCTCGACCGAGCGCACCACGATTCGGACCTACCTCAACGCCAAGTACGGCATGTCGTGACCCGCTACCTGGAATCCGCCGCCGCTCGCAACGAGGAGGACGGCTCCCCTCGTGCGTTGGAGTCAGGGTTGACCTCGGCGTTCTGGACAAAGTGGGCGGCGACGGCGAACGCACCGGTCGAGGTAGACATCGACTCGGTCACCTGGGCCGGTGCCTGGGCTGACGGTACGGCGTGGGCCTTCCACACCATTGCCGATGTTGCTGGCAACGACATGCTCGTGGAGGCCGATGTCCTGATCCCGGCGGGCAACGACTGGCGAATCGGTGTCGTTGCTCGGGCCAGTGGGTCCGGGTCTGGGACCGAGAAGGGCTACGGCTTCGTCATCGAGGCATGGCAGTCCAACTGGGCGCAGACGTGGCGTTTCTGGGGGACAGGCGTGTCGGAGTTCTTCGGCACGACCTGGAGCCCCGGCGCTCTCACGAGTGGCACCACGCACAAGATGGGCGTCAAGGTCGTGGGCAACGACGTGTTGGTCTACTGGGACAGCGTCCTCGTCGGCTCCAACACGGACACGCTCAATGCCGCACCGACTGGGCTGCGGGGTGGTGTCGTGGGTATGGGCACTGTTGCTGCCGCAGCCTGGGACAACCTTGCTGTCACGACAGCTACCGGTGGGCAGGTAGCACTTACCGGCACCTCCAGTGGCACCTCGACAGCCACCGGCTCAATGACGGTCACGGCAGCAGTCGCTTTCGCTGGCAGCACGCCCGGTACCTCCACGACGACCGGCAACATGGCGGTGGCGAAGCCGCTGTCCGCTGTCACGCCTGCCGGCGTGAGTACCACGACCGGCAACATGATCGTGGCGAAGGCACTGATCGCCGTCACGCCGGCTGGCCTCAGCACGACGACCGCCACCATGGCTGTGGCCCGTGCGCTGGCTGGGACATCCGATGGTGTGAGCACCACGACGGGAGCACTGGCCCGAGCGGTTCCGCTGTCCGGCACGAGTGCAGGGCTGTCGAGTGATACAGGGGTATCGGTCGTTGCGGTTGCACTTGCCGGAAGCTCGACAGGCTCCAGCACCACCGTCGGTGACCTCGGGGGCGGCACGTCCAAGGCGATGGCCGGTCAGGCTGACGGCACATCCACGGTGACGGGCTCGATGGCTGTGGTTCATCCGATGAGCGGGTCCTCGACCGGGTTCAGCACGACCACGGCTGCCATGGCGACGGCTGATGCCTTGGCTGGGACAACCGGTGGGCTGAGCACCACCACTGGATCCATGGCCGTCGCTCGTCCGATGGCCGGAACCACGGGCGGCTTGAGCAGCACCACGGCCACTGCTGCCGTGGCTGTTGCCCTGGCAGGTACCTCGACCGCCTTGAGCACCACCACCGGAGCGTTGGCACGAGCCGTTCCGCTGGCGGGCTCGGCGGCGGGGTTGTCCTCCACCACGGGAGCGGCGGTCAGCGCCGTTGCGCTGGCCGGCACCTCGACGGGCCTCAGTCAGACCACGGGTCAGATGGTCGGCACGGCGGTGACGGCGCTCGCCGGTACGTCAGGAGGGTTGTCCTCCACGACCGGAGCGATGGCTGTCGTCAAGTCGTTGGCCGGCTCCACCGGCGGACTCTCGTCCACGACGGGTGCCCTCGGCGTGGCGATCCCGATGTCGTGTATCACACCAGCCGGTGCCTCGACCACTACTGGTGCGATGGCCGTGGCTCGCTCGCTCGCCGGGAGCACGACCGGAACCTCCACCACGACCGGGGCCACGGCTGTTGCCAAGGGCTTGACTGGCACCACCGGCGGTAGCTCCACGACGACGGGAGCTATCGCCGGCACCACGGCGTGCAGCGGAACGACCGGTGGCACGTCCACGACCACCGCCACCATGACGGTCGCTGCTCCCAACAGCCTCGCTGGCTCCTCAGGCGGTAGCTCTACGACGACGGGCAACCTCGGTGTCACGGCCCGGATGTCGGGCAGCACTGGTGGATCGAGCACCACGACCGGCGCCCTGGGCAAGGCCATCCCGATGGCTGCTGTCACACCGGCCGGGTCGAGCACGACGACTGCTTCGATGGCCGTGGCCCGGCCGTTGGCCGGCTCCTCCAGTGGATGGGGTGCGACGTTGGCGACGGCCCGTGTCGCCGTGGCGTTGGGTGGCTCCTCCGGTGGTCAGAGCACGATCGATGGCGTACTCCCGGTGGCTCACTCCCTGCAAGGAGCCAGCAGCGGGCTCTCCGCTTCCACCGGCACCCTGCAGGTGGTCTTCATCGCTCCCATCTACGGCATGTGGAACGGGCAGGTCGTCGTCGCCATGCAGTACGGCGACAAGCAGGTAACCGCCTGGCTGATGGTCCCTTCATGAGAGGATGTGGACGTGGCGAATGCCAAGTACTCCCAGGTCGTTGACCTCCTGGCTGCCGGGAAGCTGAACTGGGCCACCAACAACATCCAGGCGGGCCTGCTGGAAGGGGCCACCTTCAATGCTGCACAGCGCAAGCTCTCGGAGGTCGGCCAGCCAGTGGCTCGTGTTCCGATTCAGGGTCGCTCAGTTTCTGGCAACGCTTTCCTGGGCTATGCAGCGGCTTTCCCTCGGGTTGCAGCCGGCGAGTACCAGGTCGTCGTCATGCAAGACACGGGTTCTGACCCCAACCTCTTGGCCTGGTATGACACAGACGAAGGCGCCGGCCCGCTCACGATCGAGAACGAGGGCACGCTCGTCCTCCGTCCGGTCGTTGTCCCTGACGACCTGCCACCGGACTCCACCTCCACGGTCCGGGTCTGGATGAGGATCTGATGAGCATCGCCACCATCACCGCCACGTCCCGGCAACTGGTGCGGGACTTCCCCAAGTACTTCGAAGTTGAGTTGGGTCCACTCAACATTCTGACAATCCGGCTGCCCCACCCGCTGATCCAGCCGACGTCGCTGCAGGTCTACGTGGCGTCGCAGCCACCGATCTCCGGGAACTCGTGGACGACCACGCTGACCACGGCCTGGGAACTCGATGACCGCAACGGGCTGCTCAAGCTCACCGACGCCTCGGCGCTGGGCCAGCGGGTACTGATCTCGGGCTACCACTACACCTGGTTCGCTGACTCCGACCTGGCCCTGGCCTCGACCATGTCGGCCGAGGAGACGCTGTACAACACGAACGGCGAGGCCGATGACATCGAGGGCATCTACACCGAGGTGACGGCGATGGGCGCCGTGGTCCGGGCGCTCTGGTCGTTGGCCCTGGAGTTGAGCCTCGATATCGACGTATCCACGCCAGAGGGCATGTACATCCCGGCTCGTCAGCGTTACTCACAGGTCATGCAGATGATGCAGTACTGGGAGAACGAGTACACCACTCGGGCCACGGCGCTGAACATCGGGCTCAACCAGATCGAGCAGTTCAACATGCGCCGCATTGCGTATCTCACGAACCGCTACGTGCCCATGTACAAGGCCCGTGAGGTCGATGACCACCGTTGGCCGCAGCGCATCTATCCGCCGATCCCGGACGGCACCATGAGCGGTCCCACCCACACCGAGTTGGATGTCGTGGAAGCAGTGGCCGACGCCGAGCCCGGCGATCTCGCCAACCGTGCCGTCACCGGTCCCACCGGTCGCTGGTACGGCGGGCAGGACATCGGCTGGACGTCGATCGGTACCCGTGGTGATACGGAATACCTGGAAGGCCGCTGATGGCTGCCTCCGATCATCTCCATCCGGGGCAACTGACGATGTTCATGACGCCCAACGAGATGATCGGTGGAGCAGTCACCCACGCCAATGACGTGTGGGGGCCGGACCCCAAGCGAGAGGGCCGCAGTGGGCCGGCGCCGCTGACTCCCGAGATGATCGCCAACCACCCACGGTGGAAGGAGAAGCGCCGGACCATCGAGCGCCCTGACGGCATCGCCAAGTCGGTGGCCGCAGAGGGCGTGCACGAGCCACTGCAGATCTTCCACGACTCACCGGGAGCCAACGCCGCCAAGGGCCTCAGCCGGGACGATCCCCGAGGAATGCTCCGCAACGGCCACCACCGCTTCCTGGCCCAGTACCTCGCCAACCCTGACCGGCTGATGCCGGTGACGCATCGGACCCACTGATGGACACCCGACGTGAGGTCCGTGAGATATGGCGACACTTCGGTCGCTACCAGGACGACATCGGAGAGGCCTGCATCTACTTCAAGTTCGATGCCGACACCTCCAAGTACGACGACGTCTACGACGAGGGCTTCCGACGCTACGAGGTCGGCATCCGCATCCCCATCCTGTGGGTGGACCAGAGCGAGTCCGCCGAGGACTACAGCCCGGAGGGACGCCGGCCCACGCAGCGGGTGCGTCTGGCCGTGTCGGCCCGTGAGCTACATGGCGCCGGCATCTCGGTCACCGAGGCCCACGGCAACCGTCTCACTGATGGCAGCCCGTCGCTGGTATGGCGGTATGACCGGGTGCACGACGTCATGTACTACGACAATCGTTACTACGAAGTCAGCGCCTTCCAGATCCGTGGCCGGGCCAAGGGCGAGGACGTCATCATCGGGATCACCGGCATCGAGACGTACCCCTCCGACGACATGCTCTTCGACTTCCAGCCCGGCTCGATCGTTCCCGAGGTGAACCCGCTATGAGCGTTGACCAGGCACTGCCCACCACTGCGCCGTACGGCCGAGGCGTGTGGACCGACTACGAGGACAACTGGCGGGGCAAGGACGCCAACTGGCTGCAGAGTCGGTCGATCCTGCGCTACGCCAACCCCACCGCCCGTGACGCTGACCTGACGGCACCGGAGGTCGGCCAGTTCGTCTTCTCGGCCGACGTGGACATCCTCACCTACCGCTCCGGCACTGGCGTCTGGAAGTACTACAAGCCGCTCCCGCAGTACACGACGACGACGCAGGACGACACCAGCGGCGTGGCGCTGAGCCACCTCAACGCTGGCGGCAAGGGCGTCATCCTCGGTCCCGGTTCGCCGGCTGGCACCGGCCTGGTGACGCTCAACGCTCCGCTCACCGTGATGGGCGGCGTGCTCACGGCTGACAGCACCGGTGTCACCATCAAGACCGGGGCCAAGACGGTCAAGCTCACCACCAGCGCCACCGACCTCGTCAGCGATTCCCCGATCACAGCGCCATCGATGACCATCGCTGGTGCCCTGTCTGCCGGCGCCATCACCGGCACGTCACTGAACGCTCCCACGGGCACGCACACCAACCTCAGCGTGTCGGGCACGATCACCGGCGGCACCTTCGCCGGTGTCGTCAACGCCACCACGGTCAGTGCCAGCGGATCGAGCACACTCGGCGGCGTCGGCCTGGCCTCTGGCATCGTCACGGCGACCGGTGGCCTCATCGCCCAGGGCGCCTACGTGCGAGGTGATGCCAGCGCCGGCTACTACAGCTACCGCAACCCCAGCGGTGGCGCCGTCGCCACATCGGCGGTGACGGTCGATGCGACCTACCTCCGCTTCCGGGCGCCCAACGGCATCCCCCTCGACAAGGGCGACGGCACGCACACCGGGGCCTGGGTCGGCGGAGCCATCGTCTCAGGCAGTGATCCCGGCGCCGGCAACTTCCCCAACGGGACCATCTGGGTGTCGTAGATGGCGGTCTACGTCAAGCAGGGCGCCCTCGGCGCCGGCTCCTGGTACGGCCCAATCGCCGCCGGCTTGCTGCGTGTTCAGTGGGGAGGTAGCTGGTACACGCCGGCTGCCCTCTACGCCCGGCCTACCCCCGGCCTGGGGAGCACCAGCAGTGGGTGGTACGACTCGGGGTACCGGGGGTATCCGGCCACACCCTCGGCACCCTGGGTCTACGCCTGGGACTACAACAACGTCGCCATCGCCTGGAATGCCGGCGGTGGTGGTGCCCCGGTATCGGCGTATCAGATCGTGCAGACCGACTCCGGCGGCAACTGGATGTACTCCTACGAGGTCGGTGGATCACCGTGGGGCAACTTCTCGGTCGGGCCGGGTGGCTACTACCAGTACTACGTGCGGGCCAAGACGGCCGCTGGCCTCTACAGCCCCTTCGCCGGGCCGCTGCGGATCTACATCGGCCAGCCCAGCACCTACTACGAGACGACCGAGACAGGCACTCGTGGGTGGTCGGAGTACATGGATGTGGCCGGGTGGGGCTTCAAGGACAACCTCGTCGGGCCACGGCCACCTGGTGATGTCATCGTCACCCAGATCCACTGGGACCTTGGCTGCCCCTATGGCATCCTGAGCCCGTTCAACAACCGCTCGATCGACATCGTCGGCAACGAAGGTCAGTACGTGTGGCCGACGCAGAACTGGCCGTGGCAAGAAGTCCACGGTGACGACTACTTCTACCACCAGAGCAACACAGGGCGGTGGGGCTTCATCTGTCGTGGTGCCGGTTGGACCGTGAGTTACGGCGGGGCCTCACGGGTGTGGGGCAGCTTCACCGTCTATGGCAACCAGACGTATCAGTATCAGCAGGGTCACTGGACCACCGCCACCGGCAACGGCTACTGGTAGCTGTGTCATAGTTACGGAGTGATTGACTCCATCGGACAGACGGCCATCCGCTCACTGGGCGTGGACGTCGCCAACCTGTCCTCCCGCCTGGCGCTGACCCAGGCGATCATGGAAGAACTGTGTGGGATCGCCTCCACCTTCGACATGTCGGCGTGGAAGCACGATCCGATCCCCAACGACGACGGCAGCGAGTCCCACGCCTACATGACCACCGTCCCCGGCACGGAGATGGAGAAGATGCAGGCGATCCTGTCCATCCTCTGGCGAGCATCACAACCGGACTAGGGTGACGGCGTCCGGCACCGAGCGGTGTTGGGCCTCAACTGCCAGCCGTGAGGAGCCAGAGTGGCCTCGATTGAGATCGCTTCTGGATGGGTCGATGCCGTCCAGCGATACGTCGATGGACTGATGGCCGACTCCGTGCTGGCGGCGCAGAACGCCACCCAGTTCTTCCATGAGCAGGTCGTCGCCCGTGCTCAGGCTGATGAGGACTGGTCCTCCATCGCTGACAACATCGAGGTCTGGTCCTCGGACGGCCAACTGGTGATCGGGGTGCAGAACCCGGTGTTCGCCTCGCAGGCCATGATCCTGGAGTACGGCGACCTGGAGGCGGCGCCCAACCCGCTGTTCCGCACGCTGTCGAGCGCCACCCGTGACGCCGCCAAGCACATGCAGGACGAGATGGACTCCAAGTACGGCCCGTCGATGGACGTGGGTGCGCCCAAGATCAAGGGCGTGCTCCGTGCCTCCTAGGCCGCTCCGAGACAAGCCCGACGTCTACGCCCACACCGGCTTCATCCTCGCTGAGGACGAGATGTTGAAGGGCCACCTCACTGGTATCCGGGTACCAGGCCGTGACGCCACCGAACCGGAGGTCGACGTCGGGGTGTGGTTCCGCTGGCCCGAGGGCGAGCGTCAGATCAAGTACCCCTTCATCGCCATCGACCTGCTCTCGGCCGAGCCGGCGTTCGACCTGTTCCACAGCGACCACCTGGAGCCCACCGACCACCTCTACCGGCCGGACAAGAGCCCACTGCTACCACCGCCCCCCGGTGGCTGGGCCACCCAGAGCTACGCCATCCGCAACTACCTCCCCTTCCGCCTGCAGTACCAGGTGGCCGTGCACACCCGCAACGCATTGCACGACCGCTACCTGCAGTCGATCTTCAAGACCGACGTCTTCCCGGTCCGGCCGTTCTGGCTCTGGATGGACGTCGATGAGACATGGCGACGCACCGAACTGGTGCAGACCGTGTCATCCGATCTCTCGGAGACGACCGAGTCGGGCACCAAGCGGATCTTCCGCAAGGTGTACACCGTCTCGGTCCTGGCCGAGGTCCCGCAGGATCGCATCGTGGACTCCTGGGTCTACAAGGTGCTGCGGGTGCTCGTCCCGGTCGTTGACCGGGACTGGTTCGACAGCTACTACGAGGCCTGCCTCAAGAACGTTGTTGATCCACTTGGTATCTCACAGGCCACTCGGGACGAGGAAGGCGAGTACTTCCACGTCTGGCATGAGGGCCACGAGATCCCAGCCCCATCGTGACACTGCCGTCTGGCTCGTAGAACTCATCGGCGCATCCCTCTGGTCCCTACGTCTATGAGCCAAGGAGTGTCATGCCCATCACCTATCGACGGCCAGGCGTGTACCTGGAAGAGAGCCTGCTGGTCAACAGCGCCGACACGGCCTCCACCTTCACGGTGGCGGCGTTCATCGGAGCAGCCGGTAAGGGTCCCCTGAACACGCCGGTCCGAGTGGACTCGTGGTCCGACTACGTCAACATCTTCGGCGGGTTCGCACCCATCAACCCTGTTGCCCCGGCGACCACCAAGGCCCTCTCATACCTGCCTTTCAGCGTCTACTCGTTCTTCCAGAGCGGTGGCCGCACGGCGTACATCATCCGGGCCGCTCCCACGGCGACCATCGATCAGGGCACCGCCGCCAAGATCGCCGTCAACGGTGGCGACGCCTCCGAGACGCCGCTGATGGCGTTCCAGTTGAACGCCCTCTCCGCCGGCACCTGGGGCAACAGCCTCAAGTACAACCTCTCGACGCAGTCCACGGTGGGCACGGCGCCCAACGCCGACAACGTCTTCGCCCTGCAGATCCTGATCACCAACGCCGATGGTCGGGACGAGGTCGTGGAGACGTTCTCGGGGTTGTCGATCAAGGGTGAGATCCCCGGTTCCCGGCCGATCTCGGCCACCATCAACGACCCCACCGCCGGCTCGCAGTACGTCACCGTCAGTGACGTCAGCGCCGGTCAGGGTCAGCCGGTGGTGACGACCAACGCCGTGGCCCTGGCCGGTGGTGTCGATCCCAAGCTCCCCGATGCCTCGGCGCTCACCGCAGCGGCGAGCTACGTGTCATCCATCGAAGGTCCGGTCATCGTCAACGTGGTCGGCTACCACAGCGACGTCGCCAAGATCGAGACGGCCAATGCGGTCACCAGCTACGTCGGCGGCACGGTGCCCTCGACCACCTGGACCGACCGCCAGGACATCTTCGTGGTCAACGACTCGGCACCGCCCCGGCTCCCGAACCAGTCGTCGGCGGCGTACCTGTCTTCGATCACGACATCGCTCGGCGCCAACACCGGTGACAGCTACTCGGCCTCCTACGGGCCGTGGATCATCGTCCCCAACCCGTCGTCCATCGGTTCGACGCTGGCGATCCCGCCAGGTGGAGCGGTGATGGGCGTGACGGCCCGCATCGACGCCACGGTCGGGGTGTTCCGGGCTCCGGCCGGGATCATCGCCAGCATCTCCAACGCCGTGGGCGTGCAGACGAAGTTCTCCGACACCGAGCTTGGGACGCTCAACAGCCAGAACATCAACGTCGTCCGCTCGGTGGTCGGCGCCGGCATCTGCGTCATGGGTGGCCGCACCCGCAAGACGTTCGGTGCCGATCGGTACGTCAGCGCTCGTCGCACGCTGATCTACATCAAGGAGGTGGTGCGCCGCTCCACGCAGTTCGCCGTCTTCGAGAACAACGATCAGCGCCTGTGGGCTTCGCTCCGCATGAGCGCTGAGCGGATCCTGCGTCCGCTGTGGGAGGCCGGAGGGCTCAAGGGCTCCAACACCAACGAGGCCTACTACATCCGCTGCGACGACACCATCAACACGCCCTCCGTCATCCAGTCCGGCGAGGTCCGGATGGAGTTGGGCGTGGCGCTGCAGTACCCGGCTGAGTTCGTCATCATCCGGCTCACGCAGTACGACCAGGGTTCGTTCACGGCTGAAGTCCAGCCGGCGTCATAAGGAGGTCCACAGATGCCATCACCAACATTGGCTGACCGCACTCGGCTCCGTGCCGACCCGGTTCGCAACTTCAAGTTCCAGGTCCAGTTGTTCCACTCGGACGCCAAGCTCCAGACCCAGATCGCAGAGATGGGGTTCATGACGGTGGAAGGCCTCTCGATGACGACCGAGATGGTCGCCTACCGAGAGGGTGGGTGGAACACCAACCCGCACAAGCTCCCCGGCATGACCGACTTCGCCCCGCTCACGATGAGCGCTGGCGTCTTCTACCTCAAGCCCGGCATGTGGAACCTGGCGAAGCAGATGTTCGCCGTGCAGTGGGGCCAAGGCACCATCGGCATGGGCGAGGAGTTCCGCTTCGACATGGCCGTGCGGATCATGGACCACCCGGTCACCGACAACCCCGGCTCGGGCTCGCCCGGCGACGGGATCAACGGCTCGGTGATCGCCTTCGCCTTCTACAACGCCTGGGTGGCGTCGGTCGGCTTCAACGGCCTCAACGCCATGGACAACAGCGTCCTCATCCACCAGATGACCGTGCACCACGAGGGCTTCGACGTCTTCTACGGCAACCAGGACGCCATCAACCTCCGCCACGGCGGAGTCGGCGGCGGTGCCGTCGCCCGCATCAGCTAACCGATACCCCCGTATCACACAGGAGCATGACATCGTGACAGACGTTCGAGACGCAGACATCTCGACGGCCGAAGAACTCTTTGGGAGCAAGCAGGCTGATCTCCAGGCGGCGAGGGAGCAGATCGCAGGACCGGTGCCGCTCATCGAGCAGGCGCCGGACTGCCATCTCTCCCTGCCTCGGGGGCTCTTCTACAAGGGCCAGTACAAGAAGGACGTGGTGGTCAGGGAACTGACCGGCATGGACGAGGAGGCCCTGGCGAAGCACCGGGAGCCCTCCGACTACTACGACATGGTGGTGGCGCTCGGTGTCGAGCGCATCGATGACCTCGATCTCGGCACTCTCCCCCTGGCCGAGCGACAGGGCTGGCTCCGCTCCCTGCTCATCGGGGAGCGGGACCAGATCTACATCGCCATCATCCGGGCCACCTTCGGAGAGCGCAAGGTCGTCAACTTCCGGTGTGTCCACTGCGACCAGGAGCAGGAGATGGAACTCCTGCTCTCGGAGGACTTCAAGCCCAAGGTCGTGGAGGACGTGGACAACGAGGTCTTCACGTTCTCCACATCCAAGGGCCACGAGTTGCAGTACCGCCTCGTCACCGGCGACGACCAGCGAGAGGCATACGCCCGTAAGGGTGCTACGACGGCCGAGCAGAACACGATCCTGCTCAGCCGCTGCATCACCAAGCTCAACGGCGGGCTCATCCCCGATCCCACGAGCTACGTGCGGAACCTCGGGATCAAGGACCGCCAGACCCTCCTCACAGCGTTGGTCGATCACCAGCCATCGATCGACCTGCGACTGTCCACCACCTGCGTCGCCTGCGGGCAGGAGGTCCCGCTGGCACTCGGCTGGGCCGATCTCTTTCGCACCTGACGAGCAGACCCTCTACCTCAACTACGACATCATCTCCGCCCACAACGCCGGCTGGACGATCAGTGAGATACGGACGATGACCAACCGACAGCGCAACTACTGGCTCCGGATCATCACCTGGAAGCGGGATAAGAGAGCGAATGCCTGACGAGCCGTCGGCTGCTGGCAACCCGCCAGGGCCGAACATCAACGTGAACCTCCCCGGCATGGAGGGGGCGGCACGGGTCATCGACTCGGTGAAGGACGCCCTCAACGGCCTCAAGGCGGCGTTGCGGGACATGGGCTGGCAGACGGCAGGCTCCGGGCTCAACTCGATGCTCGACGGCATCACCCGCAAGGCCACGCAGACCGCTGATGCTCTCGGCAAGGCAGCGGCTGCCGCCAACTCAGGGTCGTTCGCCGGTGGTGGGGGCGGCGGTGGAGGCGGAGGCGGCGGTGGTGGCGGAGGCGGAGGCGGGGGAGGTGGCGGCGGTGGAGGCTGGCTCGCCCCGGCCCTCGCCAGTGCTGGTGGTGCCAGTGCGGTAGCACCCACGGCCTCGGTCCCGCCGGCTGGCATGGACCTGACCCAGAACATGGTCGGCCAGGGTGGGCAGGGCGACTTCTCCAAGGCCGTGGCGCTGTTCCCGTTGCGCTTCATGCGGGACCAGATCAACACCAACCGGGCCAACGTGCTGACCCAGTCAGCGGCCTTCGGCCGGCAGGGCTTCGCCACCCACACGATCGACCAGTCGTTCCAGAACCAGTTGGCGACGCTGCCCGGCTCGGTGCTCGGCACGGTGTCCGATCAGCTTGAGTTGTTCGGCCAGGCCCCGCAGTACGGCGCCATGTACGGCTGGGGCACGGGCGCCAATGCACCACGCACACGGGGCTACCTGGAGAGCGTGCGCCAGGCCCAGATGATCAACCCCGGCGCTCCGGTCGGGCAGTTGGCGCAGATGTTCGGTGAGCAGGGTGAGGCCCCTCGCCAGCGCCAGGCCCAGGTGATGTCCGGCGGCGCCTTCGGTCTGGTCAAGAGCGGTGGCGGACAGAAGACGCTGCAGGAGTGGGCGGAGTCCATCCTGCGCTGGTTCGAAGGCCTCCGTGGGGGCAGCGACCGGGGCAAGGCGTTCAGCTACGGCCAGTTGATGGCCCAGTACTTCCCTGGCTCCAACATCGACGCCTGGTTCGACGCCAACGCCGTCACCCCGGACATGAAGTCGTACTGGTGGAGCTACGCCCTGGCGAAGACCCAGAACGGCAACGCCGACACGCAGTCCGAGTTCGACATCACCCCGCAGACCGAGTCGCTGGCCCAGAACCGGCTGCGGGCCACCACGGCCACGACGATTGGACAGTTCCAACTCGGCGGCACCATGGGCGGCGCCTACAACAACCGTGAGCAGGCCAACCGGTGGTTCGGCGAGATGATGTCGTCGTTCATCAACCGTGTGATACCGAGCGCCACGTCCAAGGGACCGCTGGCCTCGATGCAGTACATGCCCGACACCATCGAGTCCATCCTCATGACGATGATGGAGAACTCCGGCAAGTTCGGAGAGGTGCTGGGCGGGATCGTCGGCTACGGCGGAGCGACCGGCGGGGCTGGTGAATGGCTCAAGGGCGCTGCCAACTGGGGCCTCGACGCCATCGACCCGCTCGGTCTGGTGCCCGGCAACACCGGTCGCTTCGGCATCGACCTGCCCGACGTCGGCAACCTGTGGGACGCCATCACGCCCGGCGACTACGACGTCGGTGACTACGGGACGATGGGTGGCACCACCACGGCCGGCATGCACCCCGACATGCAGCGCAAGGTCGGGGCGATGATGCGGGACAACCCCCGGCTCAAGATCAATAGCGGGCTACGGGACAACGCCATGCAGCAGCGTCTCAAGAAGCGAGGCGTGGGGCGAGTCTCAGGTCGGCCCTCGGCTCACACCAGCGGCATGGCTGCCGACATGGGTCCCAGGGACCAGTACGGCTGGATCTCCAAGAACGCTCACCGCTACGGCCTCAAGTCGGGCAAGAACAAGGGCGAGCCGTGGCACGTCGGCATGGGTGACATGGCGAGCCCGTGGGTCGGTGACTACGACGTCGGAGACATGCCCGACATCATCAGCGCCATCAAGGACCTGTTCACCGGCAGCGATCCGATCAGCGGCATCTCCGGGATCGCCACGCCGATCTTCGAACTGCTCGGGGGCCTCATGGCGGACGGTGACGCCGACCTCTCCAAGCTGGCCTACAAGGGCGACGTCTACTTCCAGTTGTACGAGAAGAGCAAGCAGGTCACCTACGGCAAGGGCCTCGTCGCTCGGGTGCTGGAGAGCTTCGCTGACGTGATGAGCGGTGGCGGTGGTGGCAACCTCGCCTCGGGCACGTCCACGGCGGGAGCCGGCGGGGGTGGCGCTCGTGGTGCCGCCTACAACATGTTCGAGTCGGCGCCGCCCAACATCATGCAGGCGATGTCGTCGGGCGACGAGATGACCCGAGGCAAGGCCGTGGCGCAGGCCATGTACCAGGCCGGCTTCCGGGGCCAGGACCTCAAGAACATGACGGCCATCGCCTACCGGGAGAGCCACTGGACGTCCAACGAGTCGTCCTCGTGGGTGGAGGACTCCGATGACGTCGGCGGTGGCTTGCTCGGCATCAACCAGTTGCCGTTCATCAACGCCGGCAAGACGCCGCCCTACACCAAGGGTGACATCCTCGACCCCTACATCAACGCCCGCATCGCCTACGACATGTTCACCCGCAGCCCGGAGGCCAAGGGTCGCATCGGTGGTGGTCCCAGCGGCTACACCCCGTGGGACTTCCCTGGCGCCCAGAACTGGCAGTACAAGGTGCCCTTCGACAAGGGCGCCGCAGCGGTGCAGGCCGCTGGGCTCGGGGACATCGATCCCGGTGCTCGCTACGACTACATGATGCCGTTGCCCACGCAACAACAGAAGGGACAGGTCGTCGAGTTCCACAACACGTTCCAAGTCGGTACCGGCGTATCAAACAGCGGTAGCGGTATCGACCTCCGCCGCACGGCGAGCACGATCGCTGATCACCTGGAGAACGAGATGAAGCAGCGACTGCAGAGGGTGTCGTGACATACAAGTACGGGATCAAGAACGTCTACCGGCCGTCGCAGTTGGCGCCCAAGGCCTACGGCTGGTCGAGCGCTCCGCCCTACAGCCGGGCCGACGTGCCCACGGCGCTGATGGACCGACCGTCCAACCTCACCGCTGACCAGTTCGCCCAGCAGTTCGCCTACGAGTGGTTCCAGAGCGGCGAGACGGCGATGGGCTTGAGCAATCCGCCGTTCGTCAGCGGTGCCGCCGGCCGGCTGATGCCGTTCCTCCAGGAGGGCACTGGGGCACCGGCTCGCATCCTGCGGGGTTACATCCGCCGCTCCCAGTTCGACGCCGGGGATGCCGTGAGCAAGGCCCGGCTCTACTTCATGTACAACCCCGAGACGATCAGCCGGGACTACGTGAGCTACCTCGACCAGGGTGCGCTGGACCCCTTCAACACCGTGTACCAGAGCGGCAACCTGGTGGCGCCGCCGAGCATTCTCGACTTCTCCTTCGACCTCTTTTTCGACCGCCAGGAGGAGGCCACCCAGCGCAGCCACCCCGGCGTGTTCGTGGACTACCAGTTCTTCGACCTCGTGGTCCGCAACGTGGTACCCACCGACGTCAACCAGTCCAGCAACACGCTGCCCGACAACGGCGTGATGATGGTCAACCCCCGCAACATCACGGTGGTGTTCAGCCCGCAGTTGACGGTGGAGGGCCGGCCGCTCAACGCCAGGGTGACCTTTGAGAAGTTCACCCATCGGATGACCCCCATCCGCATGCGTATCTCACTGACGATGCGTGCGGTGTACATGGGGCCGGTCAAGGACATGACCGAGTACAAGGCCGAGGTGTTCGCCGCCGAGACGGCGGTGCCCGTCAGCGAGGTCGTCAACCCGCCCTACATCTGGAACATGGAGGGCCTGCAGGCGATCCGAGACGAATGGGCAGCCAACCCCTTGGGGGCAGCGGCGTCCACCAACTCGGCCACCCAGAACTTCGGGACCCAGCAGAGCTACGCCAACACCAACAACGGCCAGGCCCGCAAGAACGCTCTCGACTACGCCAAGGCCCACGTCGTGGAGGGCACCACCAAGTACGCCTCGACGGGCTCTGGCCTGGGCCGGGCCAACCTGCCCACGTCGGCGGAGTGCTCGGGCCTGGTGTGCTCGTGCTACAAGGCGGTGGGCCTCTCGGACGGGATGAACTGGAGCGACCTGCCGGGCACCGCCGTGATCATCTCCCGGCTCAACGCCAGCAACTGGAAGAACGCCCAGCGCTTCTCCTACGACGACATCTACGCCGGCAAGCTGGAGTACGGCGACATCATCATGCGGCCCGGTCACATCCGCTGGTTCGAGAAGTACGAGGGCGGCACAGCCATCCGGGTCTTCGACGCCGCTTCGGCCACGTCCAACCCACAGGTCGGCTCCCGTGTGCAGAACTCCAAGCTGACCACCGACTACTTCGCCTTCCGTCCGATGCCGTTGGGGGCCGACATGTCATACAACGCCACCAACAACCCGACCTCCAGCACTGGCCCCCGCTGATGGCCGTGCAGCCTGGATCCCGCTACGAGGATGCCGAGCACCAGTTCGCCGGCAAGCACTTCTACGACTCCTGGGGCCACCCCCTGCTGATCAACGAGGACTCCACGCTGCGGGTCTGGAACACCAGCGTGGACACGCTCTACATGCTCACCACTTTGCCCCTCCCGCCCCCACCGCCGGCCGAGTACTACGCCAAGGAGAGCGAGCACTTCCCGTTCCTGGCCTTCAAGTTCATGCAGGACTCCACCCGCTGGTGGGAGATCGCTGAGGTCAACCCCGGCGTGTGGTACCCGCTCGACCTGGAGGCCGGGATGTATCTGCGGGTGCCGTCATGAGCATGATGGACCTGCTGTCGGCGCCGACCGCCCGCTCGACCAGGGGTCGAGTGCCGATGTTCCGCCCGCTGCTCGACGGCGAGGAGTTCGACGTCACCTTCCAGGAGGCAGCGATGCAGATGGGCGAGGGCGCCCACGACACCGTGCTGGCCCAATGCACGTCGTCCTCGCTGACCAACGTCGATGGCATCCTCAACTCGACCATCAGCTTCTACTGGGGTCAGGCACCCCGCACCGAGTTGTTCTGTGGCTACGTCGTCGGCGTCGGCATCACCAAGTCCGGTGAGGGCTCGCTGAGCTTCGGGCTGATCATCCTCGGTGTCACCAAGGTGCTGCAGGCGGGCAAGCCCCGCTTCTGGACCCACAAGAGCGTGCCCTCGGCCATCACGGCGCTGGCCTACTCCAACAACCTCGGCGTGCACACCCATCCCCATGACTACCTGTGGGGCTCGATGGCCCAGACCAGCCAGTCGGACTGGCAGATGCTGGACATCCAGGTGGGTCGCCTGGGCTGGAGCGTCTACAACCGATATGGTGTGATACAGGCGTATGACGCACTGCAGTTGTTCCAGGAGTCGGGCTCGTACTGCACCCTCCAGTCGTCACAGGACCAGGACTTCGACCCCACCGCCGAGCGCCGGCTGATCGAGTTCAGTCCCAGCGAGGACTCCGACGAGACGCCCGACTCGATGGGTACCAAGGTCGCCTACTTCACCGACCGCAACGACATCCAGGTCACCAAGCAGTTGGGCGACCACACCAAGTACAAGTTCGTGACCGACTGGGTGCTGCGGAACGCCGACGAGGCGACGCTCTACGCCAACGCCCCGACATCCAAGCCGGGGACGTGGGACCAGCGGGCCACGGCTCGCATCTGGGGTGACTCCGACATCTACCCCGGCATGTGCGTGGACGTCATCACCTCCAACAACACGTACCTCCGTAACAAGTACGACGGACGCTGGCTGGTCACTGACGTGCAGCACAAGATGGACCGCCAGAGCTTCCAGACGCAGTTGAACCTGGCCCGGCCGGCGAGTGATACACGGGTATCCCAGGACTCGTACCGCTCGTTCTGGTCGATCGCCAACAAGCCCCGCCCTGGGCTGTCCCTCCAAGACGGGCAGTGGGTGTCCTCGTGGACCGACCCGAGAGTGCAAAGCGTCCTATGAGAGCGATCCAGTACCCCTTCCGCCTCGACCGCAACAAGAACGTGGCTGAGTGCACGAGCTACGACGATGTGGTCCGAGGTCAGGTCATCGACGCCCTGATGACCAACCAGGGCGAGCGGGTCTTCCGCCCCCGCTACGGCTGCGACGTGCAGGCGGCGCTGTTCGATCCCACCGACGAGTTGGTGCGCCGGGACGCTGCGGCGTTCCTCAAGACCAAGCTGGAGAACACGGTGACCCGAGCCATCATCCGCTCGGTCACCCTCGACACCCGGCAGGGGTTCGTGTCCCCCACCCCGATGTACATCAGTGATCCCTCGGCCGTGATCATCACGGTCGTCTACCGGGCCTCGCTGTACGCCACCGACACCACGCTCAACATCCCAGTGGCCTCGGAGTTCGTCCGTCGCCAACTTGAAGGAGGGGTCTTCGAATGAGTGATACAGGGATCCTCGTCTCCCTGGAGGATGAGGACGCCTATCGCTCCAGCGTCGTCCTCGACTACACCAGCCGGGACTTCACCGCCATCCGTGCCCAGTTGGTCGGCCTGGCCCAAGGCCTCATGCCCGACTGGGAGACGGTCGGTGAGGCCAGTGACTTCGGGACGCTCCTGCTGGAGTTGTTCAGCTACATGGGCGACGTCATGCACTTCTACATCGACCGTACGGCGTCGGAGGCGTTCCTCGGTACGGCGCTACGCCGGCAGAGCGTGCTCTACATCGCTGACATGCTGGGATACCGCCCTATCGGGCAACAGGCAGCCTCGGTCAACGTCGAGTTCACGCTCGACAGCAACGCCACGGCGTCGGTCACCATCCCCTCCGGGGCTCGGGTCTACAACGAGGCCAACAGCGCCGATGACCTCGTCGTCTTCGAGACGAACGTGCCGGTGACGATCGCTCCCGGTGAGACGCAGTCGGTGTTCACCACCGAGGGCATCACCCAGCACGATCGCCTGCTCGGTGTGAGCAAGGGCGCCCCCAACGCCGAGTACGTCATCCCCGACAAGGGCGTGGTGTTCAACACGGTGAGCATCCGCTCCAACGAGGCCGGCCAGACGCTGCCGTGGGCCTTCGTCACCGACCTCTCGCTGGCCCGTCCCACGCAGCCGGCGTTCACCACGTTCCTGGACGACGCCGACTTCACCCACGTCATCTTCGGAGACAACGCCGCCGGGCGCATCCCACCAACCAACGCCGAACTGTTCGTAACATACAGGTTCGGTCGAGGGGCGATGGCGAACGACCTGTCCTCCGACGCCATCAACTCGCTGGCGGCGTCCTCGGTGCCCGGCGTGGACCTGTGGGGGGTGACCGTCCGCAACCCGGAGAGCCCGACCGGTGGCACCGACCCGGAGAGCGTGGACGCCATGCGCCAGTCGATCCCCCGTGCCGCTGCCCGCATCAAGAGCCGGGCCGTGACGCTCAACGACTACGCCGATCTGGCGATGCAGGTGCCCGGTGTCGCCAAGTCGGTGGCCCATGGCACGGTGTACACGGCCGTGCACGTCCGTATCGCTCCCACCGGGGGTGTCGCCAGCACCGACACGATGAGCCGGCTGATCGCCTCGGTCGAGGACTACATGAAGGACAAGATCATCGTCGGCTCGACGGTGTACGCCGACCCCGATGACATCGAGGACCTGTGGCAGAACGTCTACGTGCGGGTGCTCGTGCACGTCACCGAGGGCTTCAACCGCACCAGCGTGCGGCTGCAGGTGGAGACGGTGATCCGCCAGTTGCTCAGCTTCAACGCCGTGGACTTCGGTACGGCGATCACGATCGGCAAGATCTACCGGGCAGCGCTGGCCGTGCAGGGCGTGGACTACGCCGAGTTGATGTGGCTCAACACCACTGAGCCCACGCTGGCCCAGGACAAGGTGATGGCGCCGATCACCACCAACTTGGACCCGACGCCGAACTCGCCCAACATCCTCGACGTCCACACCGATCCGCTGCTGATCCCCCGCATCAAGCCGCCGATGGTGATCAAGACGGCCACGGTGACCAACAAGGCGCTGACCACCAACGTCGCCACCCTCACCACGGCGGCGGCGCACAACCTGACCACCGGCAGCATCATCGACGTGTCCGGCGTGGACGCCGTCTTCAACGGCCGCTACACGGTGGCCTCGGCACCCACGGCGACCACGCTGACCTACGCCAAGACCAACGCCAACATCACCGCCGTGGCCTCTGTCGGCACGGTGACACCGGTCGATCCGCATGCTCCCGAGTTGGAGACGGACTTCCCCGGCCTCGATGAGGTGGAGCGCACCCACGACGGCCTGTGGGTCTGGGCCGAGGGTGGTGTTCCGGGAACGTGATCGATCTCATCCGTCGTCTGGCGCTGCCGATCGCCATCACCTCGATCGTCGTCAACGGGCTCATGCTCGTCGTCTCGGCAATCATCTGGTGGCTGGCGATCATCAACGGATGGCTGGACTCGGTGGAGTTCGTCTCTCACGTCTCGATGCTGGCGCTCGTGTTCTCGGCCGTGAGCGGTGTCGCCGCTGCGGTGGCTGGCGTGCTGGCTCTCGTACCGACTGAGGAGTTGTAGTGGTAGCGCACGCACTGAGCGGCACCTCTGGCGGGTCGGCCACCGCTACCGGGAACCTGCGAGTCCCTGGCAACGACAACTGGTGGCCGGCGGACTACGCCAACCCGGCCTTCCAGGTCCAGCGCCAGGAGTACGGCCTAGCGCTCGGCGGCGACTACGTCCGTGGCTCGACGGTGGCGACGCTGCCCCAGACGGCACTGCGCTACCCGACCGCCACCAAGGGCTACGACCTCGTCCGCAGCAAGGGCTACCTGACGATCCGCCCCTTCGACTACTTCACGGCGGAGATCGCCTGGGGCTGGCCGGTGGGTGTCACCGAGGCGTGGCTGGAGGTGGCGTTGGTGCGCTCCGGCTTCGGTGACCCGGTGACGGTGAACGATGGCGAGACGGTGCTGTACGGCAACCGTGCTGCCTTCACCGCCGACGCCTCGCTGATCCCGCCGCCGATCGTGTACGACCAGCCGCTGCAGCCGGGCCACTGGTACTACTACTCGCTGTTCTTCAAGACGACGCCGCTGGACTGGGTGCGGGCGATGACCGGCAACGTGCTGATCCCCCGCAACTACCACCACGCCGAGCACCTGTGGGACGCCGTGCCGCCCTTCTACCAGACCACCGACTCCAACCTGCGGGAAGGTGAGGGTCCGCTGCGGCAGTTCCTCAGCGTCTTCGGCTTCGAACTGGACCAGACCCGTGCCTACGTGGAGTCGTGGCAGCAGTCGTATCACATCGACACGTCACCGATGGCGTTGCTCAAGCGGGTGGGCGAGAACTTCGGTGAGCCCTACGCCGCCGGTATCGGTGCCATCCGATACCGGGGTTTGCTCGCAGCCCTGCCCGAGGCGCTGTCGATGCGAGGCACCACGGCGGCGCTGCACCAGATCATCGAGGCGTCGTCCAAGTACGACTGCGACATCACGGTCGGCGGCAACCTGCTGTTGCTCCCCGACGACAGCGACTTCTACTACGGCACCGGGTCGTGGGCGGCGCTGCACCCGAGCACCACCGGCTACCCCAACGCCCACGTCCTGCCGCAGTATGTGTTCATGAGCCCGGCGCCGGCCAGCATGCAGACGGCGCCGACCAACGCTGGTCGAGGCACGATGGTCGTCACCACGACCAAGGCGCAGGCCACCACCGACCTGGTGATCACCGCTGGCGACGGCCAGAACACGGAGCGGGACATCATTCCGCTGTACACGGCGGTGCCGGTGGAGCCCAAGAACACCTACGGCTTCTCGATCCAGGTGAAGATGGCGAACCCCTCGGCGGTGTCGCTGGAGATCCTGTGGTTCGGGGAAGGCGGACAGCCGGCCAACTACATCAGCACCACGGCCGGCACCTCCAGCGCTCCCGCCAACAGCACGGCCTGGTTCACGTACCAGGTGCAGGGCGCAGCCCCGGCCGGCGCCATCTACATGGTCCCAGCGGTGCGGGTGATCAACCGGATCGCCGGCTCCGACCCCAACTACTCGCCGCCGCTGTACCTGGCCGGGGCGATGGCCTACCTGCTGGCCCTCGGTGGTGACGTCACCGTGCCGCCGCCCGATTCGTATCTCACGATGGGTGACCCCGCTGAGCAACTGGGTGCGGCCGACACGACAGGGCATCCGGCCTTCAAGCCCTACATCTTGGGGAGCCCGAACGCATGACCGCCATCTTCTCGACGTTCTTCCGCACGCAGTTGGCAGCCACGCCCACGCTCATGGACAGCGCTCGTATCACCATGCTGTTCTTCAGGGAGGCGCCCTCCTTCAGCACCAACGATCCCCGATACATCGGTTTCGATGAAGCCGAGGACCTGTTCAACCAGGCCGGCTGGGTCCCCGCAGCCGGGACCGGGCTACCGCTGGCCTCGCCGGCCAGCGACCTGCTCGTCAGCGTGCGCTCGCAGGGCATCAACCGCTACGTCATGTGGTCGCAGTACCTGATCCCGGCCGACGTGGTGCCGGTCGAGGTGAAGGCGGTGGCCTTCGTCTACAAGGGCACCATCGGCGGCGTCTCGGACCCGGTGATCCTCATCTCCAACACGCCCTTCGGTGACCAGCGGACGGTCATCAAGGGCAACGACGGCATTACTTCGGCGCCTGACCCCACCCTCTCGGGCTCCAACCGCTGGCTCTTCTCGTGGGCCATCCCGGCCGGTGGTCAGACCACGGTGCAGGCCATCGAGGGCACGCTGGCGCTGACCAAGAGCCCGCCGGCCTTCGAGACGAGCCACACCCAGCACGTCTGGGTGTACCCCCAGCGGGCCAACATGATCGCCAACCCCAGCTTCGAGGCACCGGGCACCAACTACTGGGCCTGTAACCGGACTATCACACGAGTCGCAGACCCCGCTCCTCTCGGTGACGGCCGTCAGAGCGGCGGGGCCTGGGCTGGCAAGTTCGCCGGGGCGGCGCCGATCATCATCGAGTCCAACGTCTTCCCGACCAGCCGGGAGGAGTACTGGACGGTGCAGTTCATGGCGAAGGGCACCGGCACGGTCAAGGTCGGCCTGGTGTGGTGGGACGACGACTACGCCGAGACGGCGGTGGACTGGGGCTCGGAGACGTGGACGCTCAACCCCGGCGCCTACATCCAGATCGTCATCTGCCGCACGCTCTACCAGACCTACCAGGCGATGCTCCGCATCGAGGTCCAGGGCACCGACATCACGCTCGACCGGGTGCTGGTGGAGCGGGGCTTCCTCAAGGACTGGCCCTACTTCGACGGCGGCACCACCTACGGCGCCCGTGACGACTTCTCCTGGTACGGCGGCACCAACCGCCAGGGGGCCAGCTACAGCCTCTGGTACAACAACAAGCGGGCCACCTACGGCCGGCTGTTCCACCGGGACGTGGCCGACGACGTGTTACTCACGGACGAGGTGGAGGCTGAGCAGGGCAAGGTCTACCAGTGGGTGCCGGCGGGGACCATCGTTGTCCCCCACATCGACGTCTTGTACCCCGATGACCTGCAGGCGCCGGTGATCCCCAAGACGCCCGGCGTGGTCCTGCCGTACCGCAGCAACATCTACACCGACTACGACAAGGTTCTGAATCCTTGGGTGTAGCCTCGCCCACCTCATGGTGGAGCAGGTCATCGTCGTGTTCGGGGTGTGGGCGCTGTGGAGCCTCCTGGCCCTGTTCCTGGAGGCTTCACCGTGGGTGTGGATCGCCGTCCCCCTGGTCCTTGGGGTCGCCGGTCAAGTCCTGATCGATCACGACAAGTGGTGGCTGGGCCTCGGGCTCGGTGGTGCAGCGATCTTCCTCATGCGACTAGCAGATCTGTTGCTGGTAACTACCGACTGGATTAGGGTCCTCGTCCTGCGGGCCGGCCGAACGAGACAATGAGGAGAATCCATCGTGGCAATGCATGTCGTCCTGGGCGACGGCGAGATGACCCGCAAGGAACTCACGGAGACGTTGAAGGACTTGTGGGACAAGGCGGGGGAGGAACCGTTCTGGTTCATCCTCCAGGGCAAGAGCGAGCCCACCGACACTGACCAGGCGTTGGTGTCGTGGCTGCACAAGAACGAGATCTACTACGAGGTGGTGACCGACGACGAGGACTCGTTGTCGGACATCTACACCCAGGCCCAGGAAACGCACACCGCCAAGCGCCTGGCCCAGAAGGTGGGCAACCTCCTGCAGACCAAGCCGGAAGACGACGAGGACGCCCTGATCCTGGCCCTCTTCGTGTCGGAGGATCCGGCCGCTGAGGAAGACCGGTGGCTCAACACCGTCATCCGCTCGGCCATGGACGAGGGCTTCCGTGCCCTCGCCCTCAACGACGGCCTCGTGGAGGTCCAGGTAGACGGCGGTGCTCCCGCCGAGGAAGAGGAAGCGGTGGCTGAGGCCCCCAAGCCCAAGAAGGCGCCGGCCAAGAAGGCCGCTGCCAAGGCCGTCGAGGCCGAGTCCGATGGTGAGGGGGACGCCGAGGGCACCCTCAGCGTCGTGGGCGCCTACACCAGGGCCGAACTGGAAGACATGGACATGGCAGCGTTGAAGGAGATCGCCGCCACCAAGGGCATCGAGTTGCCGCCTCGGACCAGGATGAACACCTACATCGACCACATCCTGGGTGAGGTCAAGTCCGACGCTCCCGCCGTGGAGGTCAGCGAGCCCCCGGTGACGGTGGTGCTCTCGGAGCCGATCACCACCAACGGTGACCTGCCCCCGATCGATCAGATCGTGGAGCAGGTTCTCGACCGACTGGCAGCGCTCCTTCAACAGCGCTAGGCGTCACCCACCACGCCTCGTCCAGTAGGCAATGACCCCCCGTCCGGTCCTCCCGGCGGGGGGTCGTTTGCGTTCTGGGGAGGCATACCGCCGTATCACACATAGATGTGGCGGCGAAGGAGCGCTGGGCTCCTCCGTGTCATGTGACTCACGTCACTGTCGCTTCTGTCAAAGATACGGTATCTTTGACTCGTGACACACAGCCGAGCGAAGAAGGCGTCATGAATCCCGATGAACTGAACGAGGCGCTGGAGCAGGGCTACGACATCCCCGTCGAGTTGATCGACTCGCTGCTCAACCGGGACGCCCGCTCCGTCGCCCTGATGGCGGTCGCTCTGGGCTGGAACATCAGCAAGACCTCCGGTGGCATCCACCTGGTGGCCGAGGACAACACGAGCATCCAGCTTCCGAAGAACAGCGGCCTCAACTTCAAGGTCTTCCGTTCCCGTGTCCGCACGGTCTGCCGGCACGGCGTGATCCGCATCCGCATCCCGCTCCTGGAGTGGGTCACCCAGGTGATCCGCATCACCAAGATCGACCAGTCGCACGCCCAGGTGATGCGAGAGGCCGTCAACACCATCACCTCCGAGCAGCACTGGCAGAACGTCGGTGGCGGCACGCTGGACGACGGTGGCGGCAACGTGCGGGTGATGACGACGGGCGATGGCGAGGTCATCCCGGTGCTCTCTGGTGACGCTCTCCATATCACACGGGAAGAGCCGTGGAGCGCCCACGGACGGGTCCGCTCTGGTGGTTCCGAGACGTACCCCAGCGACGCCGTGATGGAGCGCCAGTGGAGCGACGGGCACACCGACTACGCCTGCCGTTGGCCCGACTGCGACTACGTCAACGACAAGGCCCGCTCGACGGCTGCCCACTACGGCGCCCACCTGCGAGGCCAGGGGAAGTCCCAAGCGCCCGAGGCCGATGGCCTGGACGAAGCGTGGGTGCCCCGTCAGACTGCACGTATCACACGACTGCGGCGGGAACTGGACGGCGCCTTGATCGCTGCCCTCGCCGCCGGCTTGGACTTACGGAACCCCGAGTTCACCCAGTTCGTGGCCCAGTGGATCATCGACCACCGCATCGAGAAGGCAGGAACCACCACCGACGACGGTGAGGACGAGGGTCCGCTGTCGCTGGAGCAGATCGTGGACAAGATCTCCGCCCTGGCCGACCGTGGCCGCTCTCGTGTGTTACGGGAGCAGATTGATACACTCAACGCCCTGCTGGACGAGAGTGAGGGAGCCCGCCGCAAGGCCGAGGGGAACCTGCACGCCCTCCGAGACATGTTGAACGAGGAATGATGGGACTCGACACCACACACGACTGCTTCCACGCCAGCTACAGCACGTTCGCCTTCTGGCGCAACGACATCGGCCGCATCCTCGGCTGGGAGATCGAGGACCGCCAGACCGGTTCCGGCGAGGGCTACGTGATCCCCGAGGGCCGTGTGCCCCAACAGGATCCGCTGCCGGACGAAGAGGTCACCGAGGACGGCGAGACGTACACCATTCACTGGAGCACGGCCTACGACAACAAGGTCTGGCTGGGCCACTGGGACACCGATCCCGACGACGTCATCGACGTGCTGATGCTGCACTCCGACTGCGAGGGCATCATCCCTCACCGCTTCCTGGAGCCGCTGTGCCATCGCCTGATGGACATCATGGAGCAACAGGAGCCTGACTCCTGGCAGCGCCTGACCACGGGTCAGTTCTGCGCCGGCCTGATCGAAGCCCACCTCCGCAACGAAGACGTGGAGTTCCACTGATGAGCACCAACAAGGTGATGGCCTTGATCGCTGTCGGACTGTGGGCCATCGTCGGCCTGCTGACGGCCTGCAGTGACGACGACGAGGACGCCCGTGCCGACCTGCCGGTGGACGCCCAGCACAACGACACCAGCGAGTCGATGACCATCGTGTTCCCGGACGGTTATCCCAACTCGACGCACAAGTGCATCACCCTGGCCGGAGTCGTCATCGGCGTCTGGACGACCACCGATCGCACCGTGATGTGGATCTACAACGACTGGGCCTGCGAGGGCTCCAGCCGTGAGTCCGACATGACCATCATCAACGGCGTGCCCCGAGCGATCGTGAACGCAGGCACCGGTGGATGACATCCGAGCCACGCCCTGCGTGGCCTGCCCGTACCGCCTCGACGTGCCGTCCGGGGTGTGGTCGTTCGATGAGTACGAGAAGCTGCGGGCCTACGACGAGCCCACCGGCGACCAGCCGTGGATGCCCTTCGCCTGCCACGCCACGCCCAACCAGATGTGCAACGGCTGGGCTGTGTGTCATACAAGCAGGGGCAACGAGCACGATCTGCTGGCCCTCCGCATCATCGGATACCCGGCTATCCCCACGAGCAAGGTGCCGCTGCATGCCTCGGGAAACCTCGCCGCCGACTTCGGTGAGGAAGACATCGATGACCCCAGCGACGAGGCCATGGCGATGGTGGACAAGCTGATGGAGCGCCACGAGAGGTTGCGGTGATCCCCAGCAGCCCATGGGGGATCAGCCGGGCGCTGTGGCTGGTCGGCATCCTGTGGGTGACCTCCACCCTCTGCGTGATGTTCTGGCCGACATGATCATGCTCGCCGTGCTCGGCGTCGTCGTCCTGCAGATCGTCATCTGCATCATTAGGTACCTGGCCGGCATCGTCCGTGACGTCAACCGCTGGGACCGCTGGTGAAGACCGACTATCGCATGCTGGCCTGGATCTGCCTGGGCTCGGCCGTCATGGTGCTTGCGCTCATCGCCGCCCTAACGTTGTGACGATGTCGAACTTCCAGGACGATGACCACGCACTGCGGACCGGGATGTTCCTCGGCTCCTTGATGAAGGCCGGCATCATGGTGATCCCCGAGATCGATGACGAGCAGAACTACACGCCCGACATCACGGTCGTCTTCCCCGGTGACCGCAACGTGGACGAGTTCAGCGTGCATGTCCGGGTGCTCCCCGGCCCACCAGAGGCCGTGTGATACCGCCGTAAGATACCGGCGGGTACAGCCCGCAGTTGCTAGCCACAAATCTGGCTCTTCGTCTTGCTCCGCTCTTACCCACGAGTCTAAGGTGACCCCCGTGCCGGGCGGCACAGAGAGGGAGGGAGGCGGGACGTGAACAACACTTCTCGGCGGACCTCTGTTCTGCGATGCCTGGTACTTCCATCAAGCACCTACAGGGAGTAGATACATGCATCGCAGGAACACGAAGCGGGTTGCCGCCGTGCTCGCAGTGGCAGGCTTCGGCCTCGCCACCGCACACGGCGCCAACGCCGCCGACGCTGTGGCCCAGTCGCAGCACAGCCAGCCGGCACCGGAGACGGAGTCGGAGGTCGATGACCTCGTCGTCCAGGACGCCAGCGTGGACGTGACGGTTCGCCAGCACGACTACGCCAACTCGGGGGACAACCTGGCGTTCAACTGGACGGACCAGTTCAACGGCAGCCACCAGGACAGCGACTCGGATGCCAACGGCGGCGACTCGTCCGCCCACGCCACCGACTTCGACTTCGGCTCGGACGTCGATGCGTCAGCGGCCTCCACCACGGGTGCGGCTGCGGCCGAGGCCATCGTGGCGGCGGACTCGCTGGGCGGCGACGGCGGGACGTCGGACTCGACCAACGACAACGGCGGCACCAACGACGCCACCGTGGACAACACCATCGCTGCCGGGGCCGCTGCGGCCACCAACACCATCACCGGTGGGGTGACCCAGCGTCAGGACAACACGTCCGAGAGCGCCGCCACGGCGACCGGCGGAGCGGCCACGTCCGCCTCGACGGCCGGCGGGGCGACCGCTGCCTCCAGCACCCCGACGCCGGCTTCGGCCGAGGTCGAGGCGAAGGTGATCCAGCGGGCGAGCACCGACATCTACGTGAGCCAGGGCGCCGCCGCCAACAGCGGTGGGAACGTGGCCGTCAACGCCACCAGCCAGGGCAACTACTCGGGCCAGGACAGCGACAGCGACGCCAACGGTGGCGACTCGCACGCCACGGCGTCGGCTCCGGAGGCCTCGACGGCCTCCACGGGTGGCGCCTCGGCGGCTTCGGCCTCCGGTACGGCCACGTCCGAGGGTGGCGGTGGTGGCGAGTCCACCAGCGCCAACACCAACTCGGGTGCCAACACGGCTGCGGCCACCAACAGCATCACGACGGGTGCGGCCACGGCCTCCAACTCGGCGTCGTTCACGGTGACCCAGACGCAGACCAACGACAGCACCTCGACGGCGGACGCCACCGCTGACGGCGGCTGATCTCCCAACCTCCATCGGGAGATGACGTGGGCGGGGGCTTCGGTCCCCGCCCTCGTCTCGTTGAAAGGGCGGCACTGAACATGTACAGAACCAAGACCATCGTGGGGGCGGCGCTCGTCGCCACGATCACGATGTTCACGACGACGGTGGCACGGGCGGAGGATGCGGAACCTGCGCCCTCGACCACGGTCGTGGAACAGGAGGCAGCACCCACCACGACGATGGAGATCGTCGTCCCCGTGCAGGAGCCAGACCCGGAACCTCAGGCTGAGCCTGAGCCCGAGCCGGCCACCACCACCACGGCCACCACGGAGCCGGCCACGCAGGACACGAGTCCTGCGCCTGCCGCTGTCACGGAGGTCACGACCGCCGAGACGGCTGCGAGCACCACGGCCCCGCCGACGACCAATGCCCAGCAGACGCACGATCAATCCACGGTGATCACCGGGACCCAGGTGGCGGAAGCCAACACGGGGACCAACACGGCGGTCAACGAGCAGGATCCGCAAAGCGGGGTATCGGTCGGCCTCGGCACGGCGGTGGACACCGGCACGGCCGACGCCATCGGCAGTGTGGACGTCAACACGGTGACCCAGGAGGCCACCGTGGTCCTCACCGACCAGGCGGTGGCGAACCTGCTGCAGATCGCCCTGATCCTCAACATCGGGGCGGCGCTGGCGAACAGCGGGAGCAACGGGGTCGTCTCGTCACCGGACGGGACCTCCAACCCCGGTGCCATCGACAGCGGCACGGCCACGGCGATCGGCAACTCGATCGCCAGCTACATCACCCAGGCGGCGAACACGACGGCCGACAACGCCGTCGATGACTCCGCCTCGCAGTTGGCGATCAGCCTGTTCATCGGGCTGGCCCTCGCCAACAGCGGCGCCAACAGCGTCCTCGGGAACGGCGTCGCCGGCTCCGGGGGCGACATCGGCACGGGTGATGCCTCGGCCATCGGCAACGACTCCATCACCGACATCACGCAGCGGGCTCTCCTGCTGGGTGCTGACCAGGCGCAGTTGAACGTGCTGCAACGGGCCACGGTGCTCAACCTCGGCTTCGCCCTCGCCAACAGTGGCCTCAACGACATCTCCGGTGTCGCTGGGAGCCTGCTGGCGGCGAGCGACGACGAGGATGACGCTCTGGCCCAGCAGTTGTTCACCATGCTCCTGCCGGCGCTCCTGCAGAGCTACGGCTACGGCGTGGGGTCGGGGTCCATCGACTCCGGTGACGCCAACGCCATCGGGAACCAGAGCCAGACGTACGTCGAGCAGTTCGCTGGGGCAACGGCAAGCGGTGACGGCATCGCTTCCATCCTCCAGGACGTGCTGGTGGCGAACGTCGGCGGGGCTGCGGCCAACTCGGGGCTCAACAGCCTCGGCACGGCCCGGACCCTGGACGCCCAGACGGCCACAGCGGTCGTCCAGATGGCGGCGTTCCTGGCCCACCTGCTGGCGATGGTGCATCACTCCTCGGACACGGCCACGGCGCTGGCCGCACAGACCCAGAGCATCGAGATCCCCTTCGGGGACCTGATCTTGACGCTCGACGGTCAGTTCGGCGCCATGGACACCTTCCTCACCCAGGGTGAGGCGAGGGCCAACATCCGTCAGATCTCGATCATCGTCAGCTTGGGCGTGGCCCAGGCCAACAGCGGCCTCAACGCCGTGGCGACGATGTCGGACTCCCGTCTGCTGTCAGCGGTCAACGCTGCCCTCCCCGATGTCATCGGGACGGGCGACGCTGCTGCTCGCAACCAGACGTTGGTCCAGATCTGTCAGCGGGTGAACGCCCTCAACGTGGAGTGCCTGGCACCGCCGAAGCCGCCGGTGGATGAGCCGCCGGGCGGCACACCGTCGGGGGAGCCCCCCGTCGTGAACCCTGGTACCCCGGTACCAGAGACTCCTGAGCCCGCTATCGCTCTTCCCGATTCGGGAGGGGCCCCGGAGACGGTGAGCTACCTCGTCCCCGAGGCGGGACCGATCGGCCTGCGGGCGCCGACCGATTCCTCCACGCACGGATCCAGGACGGGGCCGCTGGCCTTCACGGGATCCAACGCCATGACCATGATCTGGCTCGCCACCACGGTGGCGCTGCTCGGTCTGGCCCTGGTGTGTATGACATACCGGCGCAAGCCAGTTGCAGGGGCTCACTTCCGCAAGTAGAGTTCCTAACAAGGCGGGCAACCTAAAGAGCCCCTCCCGCAAGGGAGGGGCTCTTTGTTGTACCGGCGCCAGAACTAGCCGCTGGAGCTAGCTCGCCCGCTGCCGCCGTGCCCGCTGAGCCTGACGGCTCTCCCGACGCTCGTCGCCGTTGTCGGAGTCGAAGTCCTCTTCGTAGTAGCCGTAGGGCTCGTCGTCATCGACTCGCTCGTCCCGCTCGGCCTCACGCTCCATGTAGCGCAGATTGTCCCGGTAGCCGAGGACCATCTCATCGACCCACGAGCGCTGGACGTCGAACGCCTGGCCCATCAGGTCGAAGGTGGTCCGCAGCATCTCACCGGGGCGCAGGAAGGCCGGCGGGATCAGCAGGTTGACCAGGTCGGTCGTCGCTCGCACGTAGGAGCGGACCGCATCACGGCTGGCGTTGGCGCCGTGGCGAGCTTCCCGCCGAGTGCGATCACGCACCTGCCGGCGCTGCCGATCGGACTCGTCCTGCCAACGGTCCCGCTGCTTGCGGGCCTCACTGCGGTCGTCCTCGGCGGACGTGCTGATGTCCTTCGTGTCGTGTTCGGCGGTTGCCGATGTCGAAGCCATAGAGGGAAACCTCTCTCGTAGGTAGATGACTGTGCTGCTTGTGCCCGCCGCACGCCCGTCCTGTGGAGCATCCATGACTACACCTCTCTGACCCCCATTGGCAACCAGATCGAGAGGTCCCAGCAACATTAGTTCGTTGTCCACAGCAACCTGGGGACAACGAAGTCCCCGTGGGTGTGTACTACGGTGCCGCTCTCTGAACAGCGAAGGGACCGGGGCATCACGATCCCCGGTCCCTTCGACTAGCAGCACTCCCCTAGGCAGGAAGAAGCAGGAGATGCAACGTACAGATCGCCTTGCCCGGTTGCAAGCCTTCGAGTTCCTGCGGGACCTTCAACGTCCCTTGAGCATCACGCCACGGCAGTGGGTGGGCGTACGTGCGTTCCTCTACATCATCGCTCGGGGCTACCCCCGTCCCTACAAGAGCGAGATCACCATCGCCACGGAGATGGGCGTGCACATCAGTTCCGTGAAGCGCTACGTATCACTCGCCAAGGCCGCAGGCGTGTTGACAGTAACTCCGAACGCCGGAACCAAGAGCCGTGGGAACCCCCGCCGGACCAACCTGTATCACCTCGTGTATGACACAGAAATGAGCCCTACGGTGGGGCTCAAATTGAGCCCCAAATCACAGGGGATACCAAGGTATCCCCTGCGTACAACGAAGGGTCCTACGGACCTGACTACGTCAGGTCCTTCGAACCGTGCCGGCAAAGCCGCCACGACCAAGATCCGTAAGATCCCAGGGATGGATGCGGGAGAGGCCATCAGTGCCGCCAACGACCGTGGCTACGCCAAGCGTCGTCCTCGTCGTGGCGACACCGACCCCGCACGGAACCTCGTGGCGTACTTCCTCGACCGCTGGGAGGATGCGGTGACACTGTCGCCCTCCCTGGCAACGATGCGGGGACCGGAGTCGAGGGGGGAGATGACGGGGTACATCCGCAAGGTCTTCATCGCCCCCACGGCTGGACGGAGCTACAGCGAGGAGGAGGTGCGTGGCTTCATCGATGACTTCATGAAGGCGGCGGTGCGACGGACCGCTGGGATCAAGCACGCCGACGATCAGTCGGCCTGGCGCCGGTTCACGGGGTGGTGGGGCCGGCGCCCCTCGCATCCCGACTCGGGACTCGCCGCTCGGCAGTTCTTCGAAGAGCAGCAGGCGAAGCGGTTGACGGAGCCCGGCTCGGCGTCCTAGGGTCAGAGCTTCCATCGAGAACCCCCCAGGGCCAGCGGCCAAGGCCATGGCTCTGGGGTAACCCTGGGGGGACTCCTTGGTGGACGGTGAAGACCGAACAAGGAGTCGATGGAAAATGGTTGTCTCTCTCAGGGACCTGCACGCCCATCAGCAGGAAGCGCTGAAAGAGTGGCGGCGTAACATCCAGTCCGGTGAAGGCAAGGTCGGGCTGTGGGTCTACGGTGGCCGCTCTGAGGGCTCCACGACCATCGGTCGGGTGGCCCTGGCCCGGATGGAGTGGGACGGCCTTGACACGGACGAGGTCATGTGCCTCGACCTGCTGGATACCATCCGCCGCTCCTGGGGAGCCGGCGAGATCTCCCGCCACCTGCCCAGCGACTACGACTTGTATGTGGACGCCAACGTCCTGGACATGCAGGTTGAGCGATACTGGGACGTGGACGTCCTCATGCTCGATGACTTCCACGAGGAGGTCATCGACATGAACTTCTGGCGGCGCCATGTGCAGCCGAAGGTCGAACGTCGCTTGAAGGCACGCAAGCCGACGATCGTCACCACGGACATGACGCCCAAGAGCAACACGCTCGATGGGCTGGGGAGAGTCATCGACAACCTGTTCGTCTCGTGCTATGCAGAACGGTGACCTAGAGGCCCACGTCCGGGACCGCATCATCGTGGTCATCGAGGGCGTCCTGTGCCTGCCGATCCAGGAGAAGACGAAGTCTCGCTGGGGTCGGGAGAAGACGGTGGCGTATCACATCAACTGGTACGACGTGCCGTTGAAGCGCCTCATCGTGACACACGAGCGCAACCCCGACCTGGACGTCGAGTTGGTCAGCTTCATCTCCCAGGACTTCGTGGACTTCGCCGCCGAGTACCTGGACCTGGCTGGCATCCCGTACTCGTCCATCAAGTACTGGTCGTTCGACATGTTCCAGTCGGTACTGCGGTATCAGCGCAACCTGCGGGCGGTGTATGACACTGACCCCGATCAGTTGCAGCGCTACGGCCAGTTGGGTGTGGCCGTGGTGCAGGGCTCGGACTTCTGATGGCCGACTGGCAGGCAGCGTTCCTCTCCAAGGTCATCCTGGACGAGGAGATGCAGGCGGCGGTGGTCGCCGGCATCACCACGGAGTTCTTCCGGGACGAGCGGTATCAGAGGGTCTACGAGTTCCTAGTAGCGCACTACTCCAAGCACGGCACCGCTCCTGATCTTGAGGTGGTGGCCCAGGTCTTCCCCTCGATGGAGTGGAAGCCGCAGAAGCAGGCCCTGTCGTATCTCATCGAACAGATGCGCCGGGACCGCAAGTTCGTGCTGCTCACGCAGGGCCTCTCCGCCGCCGCCGACCACATCAAGGCCGAGGATGCCGACGAGATGGAGATGGCGATGCACTCGGCGCTGGTGCAGTCCCGCCTGGAGACGTCGGCGTCGGAGGATGCCGACTTCACCGAGCGCCAGGTGCACGTCGAGGAACGCCTCATCGATCGCATGGACAACCCCGGTCACCTGCGGGGCATCTCCACCGGCTTCAAGGGCATCGACTTCGTCACCGGTGGCCTGCAGCCCGAGCAGTTCGTCGTCCTGCTCGGCACGCCCAAGAGCTTCAAGTCGGCCACGCTGCTGGCGATGGCGATCGCCGTGCATGCCCAGGCCAAGTCTCCGCTGTTCATCGGCTTCGAGATGTCCAGCATCGAGCAGGAGGACCGCACGACGTCCCTCCTGTCCGGTGTGGGCCTCACGAAGATCATGAACGGCACCCTCAGCACCAAGGAGTTCGACGCTGTTCAGAAGGCCCTACGAGCGGTTTCAGCGATGCGGCCATTCGTCTTCTCGACCGACATCACGTCGGCCACTACCGTTTCCGGTGTACAGGCCAAGATCCAGGAGTACCAGCCCGACGTGGTCTTCGTGGATGGTGCTTACCTCATGCAGCCGGACGACGACAAGATAGAGCCCGGCTCCCCAGCGGCCATGACGTCCGTGAGCAGGGGTTTCAAGCGCCTGGCCCAGTCATCAAAGATCCCGATCGTTGTCACGACCCAGGCCTCTCTCGTTCGCTCCCGGTCCGGGCTTTCGCTAGCCTCCGGGATGTACACACAGGCGTGGGGGCAGGACTGCGACGTCTTCCTGGGGGTGGAGCGGCAGACGGATGACAAGGACCAGCCCGACCACGCCGGGCCGGCCAAGGTGAAGTTCCGAGTAATCGAGTCTCGATCTGGACCCCGTCGTGACACGTTGCTGGAGTGGGACTGGTCGCACGGCAGTGTGACCGAGTTGGACCCCGAAGCCATCCGAGCAATGTTGAGCACGAAGCGCCGCAAAGAGATGGCGCATCAGGACGACTGGGACAACTGACATGGACTTGACGGCGATACTTGAGCAAGCAGGTATCACACCTCTTCGTATGACACGACAGGAGGTGATCGCCAGATGTCCACAGCATGAGGTGCGTGCGGGAAAGCCTGATATCCACCCCTCGTGGTCGATCAACACCGTGACATACACGCACTTCTGCTTCTCGTGCGGGTACCGGGGCAACCTCACCAGCCTGCTCATCGACCTCACCGGCGAGGCGCCCGAGGATCTGGAGAAGACCCTCGCCACCGAGTCCTTCATCCGCAAGATGGCCGGGGTCCGGGCCGACCCCGAGCCCACCCTGGCCCCGGTCATCCCGATCCTCACCGAGTGGGCGCTGTTCAACGTGATGGTGGACGTGCCGGCCAAGGTGCTGTCGTTTCGCCACCTCCAGCGGTCGGCCGTCGATGCCTACGAGGTGCGCTGGGATCAGGAGATGCGTCGCTACGTGCTACCGCTACGCTCACCGGGCGGTGACCTGCTGGGTGCCCAGTACCGCCAGAAGGGATCGGTCTTCACGCTCCCCGAGGGCATGGAGAAGCGCCACACCCTCTTCGGCCTCCCCCAGTGCGCTGACTCGTCATACTGCGCCATCGTGGAGTCGCCACTGGACGCCGTCCGTCTCTTCGGCCTGGGTATCCCGGCGCTCTCAGCGCTCGGAGCGTGGGTCAGCAGGGAGCAGGTTCGCCTCCTGGCGTGCACGTTCACCCGTGTTTACCTGGCGCTCGACAACGACCAGGCCGGCCACGAGTCGGCCGAGAAGCTGGGGCCGGCGCTCCGCAAGGCCGGCACCGTCCCGATCCCGTGGGACTACACGGGCATGGTGGACGAGGACGGTACGCCGGCCAAGGACCCAGGCGACGTAGACGACGACGACCTGCTGCTAGCAAGCTGGGGTCGTACGCTCCGTATGGGTCTATGATCCCGATTCATGGGCGACCCGTACATCCGTAGCACACCGGGTTCCGACCGCACCAAGAGCGGCGGCGGGATCCGGCAGAAGCGAGAGATCAAGGCTGACGAGCACACGATGCCGACGACGGTGGACGACATCGTCAAGGACATCGAGTGGCTGGTCGAGACGGAGTTGCAGTTCCTGTGGACCAAGGACCGCATCGGTGATCCCGATCTGCAGCGAGCGGTGAACGTGCTGGTGGCGGTGCACCGTCGCCTGCGTCCGACAGAACGGCGCCGTAGCATCCCTCGACAGTGACCCTGGAGCTACGGCCGTACCAGACCGAGGCGGTCGAGCGGATCCTCGATCGCCAGAGCCTGCTGCTCGCTCTGACGATGGGTGCCGGCAAGACGGCGACCAGCATCGCTGCCGTCCGCAAGCTGCGGAGGCATAGAGCAGTATCACACGGCGTGGTCTTCGCCCTCAAGTCCACCAAGTGGCAGTGGGTCCGTGAGATACAGAAGTGGGACCCCCGAGCACGGGTGCAGGTGGTGGACGGTGACAAGGCCCAGCGCACCAGGGCCATCCGCCGAGCCCAGCACTACGAGTACACGATCCTGCATTACCAGTGCCTGATCCACGACTGGGAGATCATCACCACCCACCTGCCGATCGACTTCGTGATCCTCGATGAGGTCACCACGATCAAGGGCTTCCGGGCCAAGACGACCAAACGGGCCAAGATCCTCGGCAAGCACACCAACGTGCGCCTCGGCCTGTCCGGTCAGCCGGTGGAGAACCGCCCCGAAGAGTTGTACAGCATCATGGAGTTCATCGACCCCGAGGTGCTGGGCGGCTTCCACAAGTTCGATCGCACGTTCATCGAGCGGGACCACTGGGGTAAGCCCGTGAGATACAAGAACCTCAACCTGATCGCTGATCGGCTGGGGCCGGCGATGTACCGCAAGAGCCGGGAGGACATCAGCGAGTGGCTGCCGGAGATGATGGAGCTACCGATGCCGGTGGAGCTAGAGCCCGAGCACATGGCCCTCCACGACCTGGTGCGGGACGACCTCAGCAACGCCATCGACAAGGCCCTGGGGGAGGGCGTACGGGGCGGCAACTTCGACATCCAGGCCCACTACGGGCGGGCACCGAGCGGCAGCGACCCCGGCCTGATGGGTCAGGTGATGAGCCGGATGCTGGCGATGCGGATGCTCTCTTCTCATCCGGCTCTCCTCCGTGTCTCGGCGGACAACTTCGATAGCCAGGTAACGAGGTCTGGCAGTCAGTACGCCAGCGAGCTACGTGCAGCCGGCGTGCTCGACGGTCTGCCCACGACCCACGCCAAGCTCGACTCACTGCTGGAGATGATCACCGAGATCGTCAACGAGGATCCTCGACACAAGGTGGTGGTGTTCTCGTTCTTCAAGCCGATGCTGGCGATCATCGGTAGCGAGCTACGAAAGCTCGGTATCACACACTCGACGCTCACCGGTGACTCCTCGACCCAGGAGCGGGACGAGCGCATCGTCTCGTTCAACACCAACCCCAAGCATCGGGTGTTCCTGTCCTCCGACGCCGGGGCCTACGGCATCAGCCTCGGTGCCGGCAGCCACCTGATCTGCTACGACCTGCCGTGGTCGGCCGGCGCCCTCGGTCAGCGCATCAGCCGCATCGATCGCACCGACAGCCTCTTCAAGCAGATCACCATCGGCTACATGTTCGGCGTGGAAACGATTGAAGAACGTATGTTCAACATGCTCCAGCAGAAGCGCAAGGTGGCACGGGCGTTCATCGACGGGGAGTTCGACATCAAGAGCGGCACCCTCAACCTCGACCTGCAGTCCCTGCGGGAGTTCCTGGACGCCTGACAGGGAAGAGCCCCCGGCGAAGGGCTCGACCGGGGGCTCTTCCTGCCGCAGGCAGGCGGACTCAGTCCCTCTCAGGAACTGTGGGCGCCGTCCGCCCGCTTGGGTGCGGGTGCGGCCGGCGTTGATGGCGTCGCCGTGTAAGAGTCGTTTCGACGCTTGAGGCCGGCCAGCCCGGCCAGGCCGAGGAGGCCCAGCAGGCCCCACAGTCCCGTCTTGTCGGAGTCATCGTCATCGTCGCCGTTGACGGGCGATGACTCCACGGTCTGGACTGTGACGTCCCGCTCGACGGTGCTGGTCTTGACGTCCAGCGTGGTGGGCGTGGTGTCCTCCTGAGCACGGGCGACGCTGCCCACGCTCAGCGAGGCAGCCACAGCCGCCAGGGCGATCAGGAGGCGCTTCACGTCTACCGCCGCTCTTGCGTCTGGGTGGTCCCCCGCTCGGTCCGCACGTCACCCTCGGCGGTCGTCCGCTCGACACGGACCTCCTCCTTGGTCACGGGGACCATCTCGGTGCGCTGGTACTTGCGGAGCCGCACCTGCTCGGGACGGGAGACGACCTGCGCCTCCTGGTTCTGGATCGTGACCGACTCCTCCTCGCCCACGTCCCGCCATTCGCTGGTGGTCTGGTCCCAGCGCCGGGACGTGAAGTCCTTGTCCGCCCGGTTGCGCTGGTAGGCCGGGCCGTAGCCGGCCGTCTTGAGCTTGGGGTCCGCCTGGTAGTCGTAGCCGTAGTAGGACCACAACTCCTGCTCCTGGGACGGGGACAGGTTGTCGTCCTCATCGATGCGGGGAGCGTCCTTGATCATGTCCTTCGGGAAGTTCAGGCGGAGGTTGCCCTCACCGTCCTCGGTGTTGATCGTCTGGGAGCCGTGGATCGGCACGAACGTGTGCTTGGAGCCGAACAGGCCGGTCTTCACGGCCAGCCACTCGGGGCGCCCTGTCACGTCGTCGTAGAAGATGTCGGTGATCTCACCGACCTTCTCGCCCGTGTTGTCGTAGGCGTCTCGGCCGATCCAGCCTTCGTAGCTGGTGTTCCTCTGGTTCGCCATGTGATTCCTTCCTCATGGGGTTAAGGACAGGGAATCGATACCCGTCTGGCGAGGCTCAAACACCTCCGCCAGACGGGTTCATAGTGAGATACGAAACCCCGGTATCACACGGAGCGGCGACGCCGGGCAACCAGCACCAGCGTGCTACCCAGGGCGAGGATGCCGGCGGCGATGGCCGGCGTGTACGGATCGCTACCGGTGGGCGGCAGACCGTTGGAGGGAGGCGCAGGCGGAGCACCTGGCGGCGGCGTCTGACCTGGCGGGTTGTCCGGGTTGGCGCAGTTGGCTGACTCGGGCGGGTAGGTGATGAACGCTGTGGCCGTGGGGTTGACGGTGTATGTCAACAGGATGCCTTCCCGCAGGAACTCGTCAGAGGGATCACGTACCCAAAGACCAGCAGCGTTGAGGTTCCAGCCGGGCACGTCAGCGATGGTCCCGTCAGCATTGACGACGGTGCCTGGATACAGCAGTTCGACGTGCCCACCAGGCTGATACACGAGGGGCTGACTGGAGACAACGTTCCCGTTGATGTCACTCATCGTCAACGTACCCGTCTGGCCGGCCAGCGACGGGAACCCAGGCAGGGCGAAGTCGATGACGATCGTCGGCACCTCACTGCGGCAGACCGTCGCCGCTCCCCGGAAGCTGAACGTCGGGGGCAAGGTGGTCGTAGTGATACCAGGGGTCGTCGTCGTGGTCGCCGGGATGGTTGAGGTGGTGGTTGTTGGGCCAGTCGTCGTCGTCGGCCCAGTCGTAGTGGTCGCCGCCGGGGGGAGCGTCGTGGTCGTTGATGTCGTCGCTCCTGTCGTGGTGGTGACCGGCACGCAGCCCTCATCGATGAGCAGCGGGCCAGCCGTGGCTGTCTCGGTGCCGATGGTGTAGGTCACCACGTTGATGTCGCCCCGCCCGGCGGGCCACGGGATCGTCACGGTGGTGTTGGACTGGAAGACCAGTGGAGTGGGGCTGCCCCCGTCGAACAGCAACGTGCCGGTCTGGCCGTTGAGGTCGGGACGGTTGCCGAAGGTGATCGAGATGGCCGGGCCAGTTGGTAGGCACACGGCCGAGACGGGCACCGAGAACAGACTGGGCGTCGGGGGACGAGTCGTCGTCGTTGTCCCCCCACCGCCGGCCGTTGTGGTGGTGTTGCCGGCAGTTGTCGTTGTGGCCCTGACAGTTGTCGTTGTGCCTCCAGAACTTGTCGTTGTGGTGGCCGCAGTTGTGGTTGTGGCCCTCGCCGTGGTGGTGGTCGCCGCTGCCGTGGTCGTGGTGGCCTTCACCGTCGTCGTCGGGTAGGTGTGTGGCGGCTTGACCGTGGTGGTCGTCTCGTGCGGCTTGTAGGTGGTCGTCGTCTCGTGGGGCTTGTACGTCGTCGTCGTTTCGTGCGGCTTCTCCGTGGTCGTGGTGTGACTCACCGGCGGGCACGGATGTCCCTCGTCCACGAAGAAGTCGGTGTCGTGACCGCCCGGACTTCCTGGTAGGTGGGCGTCGTAGCTCGCATCGTCGGGGTAGATGATGTGGGCGTTACCGGGGTTTCCAGGGGGGACGTGACATATGGGGAGCTTGTCGTGACCTGGGGTTCCGTCTCCCTGGTTGGCAGCAGCGACACCTCCGCACGCAGCCAGCAACAGAGTGAGAGCCAGGACCATTCGACGCATGAGTCGGGACCTTATAGCGCAAGGAGCCCACACTCCGAAGAATGTGGGCTCCTGCGTCGCTTGTGGCGGCGACTGCTCTCCAGCTACTCAGACCCTACCGGCCGAGAAGTCAGCGATCAGACTGGGCGCCGCCGAGTCGAACCCGACGATGTCCAGCATCCCAGCGTCGCTGGGATCAGCGATGCTGAACTGGTTGGCGCACATGCCGACCACTACGCAGCGGGCGGGGATGCCGGTCCGCTGGCGGTACTGACGCAACGCCTGCACCGGGTGGATCGAGCCGGCCCACGTCTCCGAGTCCGTGTAGATCACGAAGGTGTCCACGCTGACACCGTGCTTGATCGCCCACAGCATCGGCTGAGCGCAGTCCGTCCGGTCGAACGGCATGCGCCGGGTCGAGTTGACCACGTCGGCCAGCGACATCCCGGCGTGCAGGTTGATGGGGATGAACCCACCGCTGAACGCCATGACTGCCGTCTGCGGCTCGGTCGCCAGCGTCACCAACGCCATCGCACTCGACGCCTCACGGGCCGAGAGGAAGGTGCCAGCGATCTGGCTGCCGTCCATGGAGCCCGACACGTCGAGCGCCACCAGCGTGCGCTTGTTGGCCGGCTCCACGTTGTCGAACGCCATCGAGAACGTGTTGCCCAGTGCGTTGACCACCTTGCCCGAGGGCTGCCAGGTGAGGCTGCCCTTGAAGCCGTGACCCTCGGCGTAGGTAGCCGCTGCGGTGAGGACGTTGAGCGGATGGATCCGGCTGCCCTTCACCGCCCGCTCGTTGACCAGTCGCTCAGCGACCATGACCTCGGCCCCCGACATCGGCTTGATGGTGCCGTTGGCGGTGAGCCGGCCGAGGTTCCGCACGAGCGCACCCAAACCGAGGTTCGGGAGCATGGCGTGCCAGATCTCCGGCTTGGTCAGCATCTCGGACGGCACCACCTCCCAGGGGAGGCGGAACTGCTCGATCAACTGCACGGCCTCGTCAACCGTGGTGCCGTTGTCGTGGAGCTTGTCCACGGCCCCGAGGAACGTGCCCTCGACGCCCGGCACCTTGTTGACGGCCCAGCCGAGCGCCTTGGCCTTGGACGAGCCCACCGTGGGGCGGGGCTTCGACAGGCGCAGCAGGTCACGGTGCGACCAGCCCTCACGGGACTGGTACTTCGCCACCTGGAGGCACAGGTCGTCCAGGTCACGGTTCATGTACCAGTCACCGATGGCCGTCCGCAGCGAGCGGCCCCAGCCCCGGAACTGCTCGACGTAGGAGGCGAACAGCAACAGGTGGGAGCCGGTGCGGCAGACCAAGGGCAGCGCATCGAGCGCCGCCTGACGCACGGTGAGATCGTGCTCCCAGCCGGCGCACATGGCGAGGACGAACATCGTCGGGTGCTGCTTGGGCGCCCGTCCGTTGACGGAGATGTCCACGACGGTGGAGACGACCCGCAGCCCGTCCTCATGGATGCACTCCATGATCTTGACGGCGGCGTCCTTGGTCAGCTTGCGCTCCGACGTGTAATACGTCCCGCCCTCGGTGCCGAGCACCAGGAAGCGGTTGAGCATGGTCCAGCGATCGACCGGGAAGCTGTGCCCGCCGGCAGCGTTGGGAACGGTGCCGGGGATCGGCTTGCTCTGGGGCGTGGCCGTGGTCGAGATGTCGTGGTATGGCGTGCGTGCCATGGTGGTCCTCCGGTCAAGTAGTGACGGACCCAAGCTCCGGGTCTTACCCCGGTGGCCCTTCCATAGGTAAGGGTCCGTCTCCGGCCCGAAGGTGGGCCAGACTGTGCGCTACGGGCAAGTGACGCCCCCGGTAGTCCCCAGCCGAAGCTGGGGTCCCGGCTCAGGCAGAACCGGGAGTGCGGGTTTGAACCGCTAGGCCCCCTGCGGGGTCTGGTACCTGGTAACCGGATGACTCCGGCCCGTAGCTATGTAGGTGCTGAGGTCAAGTGATGCTGCTCGGGGTTTGCCGCTCTACCAACTGAGCTAACGGGTTGCCCCGTACGGGATTCGAACCCGTGACCTGCCCTTTACAAGAGGTAACCGAACTGCTCCGGCCCTCAGCGAGATCTGTTGTGCGCTCCGGTCAAGTGAATGCCAGCGGGGGTTGTGTGTTCAGATACAGGTAACCCGATGGCTCCGGCCCGGAGCAGTGCACAAGATACGGGACCTTTGTGAGATACGCAACCCTATTTCCGAGGTCCCGGCGGCAGGGCTTTCGGCTGGGGTCGGCGGCGCAGCTTCAACTTCGCCTCGATCTCCACGAGGCAGCGCTCGATGACCCCGACCCTGTCGGGTAGTCCCTGTAGGGCGGTATGGATCTCTGCGAGCAGGGCCTCACGATCGGCCAGCCTGTCACGGAGGCCCTGGTTCACCGCACGGAGTTCTTCCCAGCCCTCGGTGCGCTTCTGCAGGGCGATGGTGGAGCCGGCGATCTCGGTGCGCCAGATCACCGTGGCGGCGGCGTGCTTGGCGTACTGGTCCTGCTGGGCTTCCAACTCGGCCAGGCGAGCCTCCAACCGCTCCAGCCTGGTCAAGGGGGTGATGACCGGCTCCATCTCGTGGTCGTCCCACGGACAGCAGACCTCTCCGGTGTTGGTCAGCTTCTCCGTGCAGTCAGCGAGGCTCATCCCGCAGACCGTGCAGTAACTCATGCTCGCCCTCCCCAGGCTTCACCTGCTCCGACACCGGATCCTTCGTGTTCCAGACGTAGTCGTCCAGCACGCACGCAGGGCTAGTCGGTCTACCCGGCTCCCAGGGAGGACGAGCGAGTTGATGTTAACTCAGCCGCCCCAAGGACTCCACCCCATCCGGGCATGAGCCTCCAGGGCGCAGCGCACGTCGGTGGACAGGTTCTGGGTGTCGGAGCGCACGTCGGCGCCGCACCAGTTCATCCAGTTGTTGCGGAGCCCCTGGGTCAGGCCGTTGAGGCCGAAGCGGCTGTAGCTCCAGTCGTCGTGGTCGTGGACGAACTGCGGCGAGCAGCCCGACTCACGGGGAGCGATGCGGTAGGCCAGGCGCTGGGCCACGCCGTCGCTGGCGCCCTGCCGGCGCAACTCGTCGTAGATGCCGTCGCATCCCCCTCGTCCGGACGAGGCGGCTTCGACCGCCGGCTCGTCGTTGTCCTGCTCGTGCTCACCGGTGGCGAGACTGGCGGCGACCTCCGGGGTGTTGGCGAAGGCCTCGGCAGCGGCGGGATCCTGGGCGTGCCACTCCGTCCAAGCTCGGAGTTCGTTGGGCGTACATCCTGCCGTGAGTCCGAGCGCAGCGATCGCTGCGCCTGTGGTGAGCAGTCGTCGGTTCAGTAGCTTCATGGGTTCGTCGTCCTCCTTACGGTTTGGTTACGAGCGTCTTACCCTACGGGAGTGGGGGCCTGTGGTACAGTGTGGGGGTGACCGCCCGCCGTGTTCTGCCCCGTCGCACCCCCTTTGACCTGGCACAACGTGTTCAGGATTATTTGCTGAACCGATCGATCAAGGAGCGCTCGACGTACCACGAGGACACTGGGAAGAGGGACCTCATGACGTACATCGAGACGTCGGGAGAGCTTGAGGACGGCGGTCACCGCCGTGTCGATCTGGACGAGCCGGTGCCCTTTGTGACATACAAGGGTGGCAAGCCGAAGGAGCAGCAGGTGGTCGGGCTGCGCCGGCAGAGCCGCAAGTCCAAGACCCTCAACGAGGACCGCACGATGGCCTACCTCAAGGAGATGGGCATGCTCGACGCCTGCACCGAGGTGGTCATCGTGCTCAACGAGGACGCCGTGCTGGCTGCCAACTACGAGGGCAAGATCACCGACGACCAACTGGAAGCGTTGTACGACGAGAACACGCAGTACGCCTTCCTCCTGATCACCGAGGACGTGTGAGCGCAGCCCCGCATCGTTCCCGCCGCCGCCTCACGATCCCTGCCAACGAGCAGGTGCAGATCCAGATCCGCCTGACCCCTGAGCTACGCCAGCGCCTCGGCAAGGAAGCCGACCGCCGTGTGGTGTCGATCAACCTGCTGGCAGAGCGGGCTATCGAGTACGCCCTGGCCCGCTGGGAGAAGCAGAGCCTCCCCTAACACCCTCCTGCTAGCAACTGTGTGTATGCTGGTGGGGTGACCACTGGACCGCAGCGACACCAGTACCCCAAGGAACCATCTGAGGTGATGGGGTCGCAGTGGGCCACGGCACACAAGGTGTACGGCAGTGGGGACGTGGACGCTCTGTTCCACGGCGCCCCGAAGACCATCACACCGTGGCCCTCGGCCGGCCGCACCAAGTCGAACCCTCGTGGGTACGACCAGGGGCGGGTCGATGCTGCGGTCAGCAGCCCGGAGAAGCATCTCCGGGACATGGACCCTCGCAACCTCCACGCCACACAGGGCTGGGTGACGAGGGCCGGCACCAACTACTACGGGACGGACGAGTACCGCAAGACCGGTCGCACGTTCGCTGACATGGAGCAGGCGGGCAACCGCTACCCCGTGGTGTACACGGATGTCCAGGGGCGCAACAAGCTGCTCTCTGGACACCATCGGGCTACCGCTGCGCTGATCCATGGCACGCAGTTCCGGGCTATCCACATAGAGGAATGATCATGATCAAGTGGGTCACACCGTCGCTGGCGGTGTGTGACGAGGGCGACTGGCCCGAGCGGTTCAGCGTTGCCGAGGCGATGCCTGCGGCCGACTGGATCCTCCAGGGCAACACGTCGTTCGTGGACACGGACGAGACTGCCGCAGCGGTGCTTCGCATCGTCGGGTTGACGGAGGATGAGGTCGCTGACCGACTCCACTTCGCCAACACGGGCAGCATCCTGTGAGCCTGGCGGCGTACGAGACGACGTGGGAGAACGAGCGCAAGGGCTACATCCGGTGCCGTGCGGTCGGGCACTCGTGGCACGACTACGACAGCAACTGGGAGCCGATGTACGGCTTCCCGCTGACGCTGCGCTGCGAGCGCTGCGGCACCGAGCGCCGTGACTCCGTGGGCACCAGTGGGCAGCTACTCAACCGGCACTACGTCAAGCCGGACGACTACGACCTCGGTCGGGACGACTTCAAGCCGACCCGCTCCGACTTCCGGCTGATGTTGCTAGCAGTGCGAGGTGATATCGAGGTGCCTCCCGTCAAGCAGCGCAAGGCGGCAGCACGGTGAGCGACGAGCATCCGGTGGTGCCCGACCCCCCTGTTGTGATACAGGAGGCCGATCCGCCGGAGGGCAAGGAACCGTGTCCGCACTGCGGCAAACTGTTGACGCACAAGAGCTTGCCCGGTCACGTCCGCAAGCAGCACAACATCTACATCCGCCGTCCTCGTGGGCGCCCACCCGGTGTCCGCAACCGACCGAAGCTCGCACTGACCGTGGTTCGTAACAACCCCGAACGCTTGACCCCCGAACAGATCACCCAGGCCACGGCTGCCATGCTGTGGCCCGAGGGTGTACCACTTGACCGCTTGGAGCGACTGCTGCGCTGGCACACTCAGACTGCCGTGTTCTTGGACATGGTGCAGGACAGCGAGTAACACACAGCACAGGAGCAGACATGAGCAACCCAGCGGAGAAGTTCGCTGACCTGGACTACCCCGGACGGAAGAAGCCGATGAACCGTGACGCCAAACAGGAGTCGGCTGAAACCGAGGTATGGGATTCCAAGCCGGTGTACTACCTGATCAACGGTGAGCGACGGGAGTTCTTCCTCATCTCCCACCTCGCCAAGGCGCTGGACTACAGCGTCCAGAGCATCCGTGCGTGGGAGGCGCAGGGCCTGCTGGCCCGCACGCCGTACCGCTCACCACGTACCGCTCGGCCCGTCGCCGGGGGCCGCAGCAACAAGGGCAAGCGTCTCTGGACACGGGAGCAGGTGCTGGGTATCGTCCGGATTGCGAAGAAGCATGGTGTCATCTTCCCGGACCGCAAGGGCGTGAAGAACCCACCGACGCCGGCCTTCGCCGCCGAGGTTGGCGAGTTCTTCAACAGCCTCACCAAGTAACACACACTGCACCCTGCGCCCGACACCATGAGGACACCACATGCCGCCCACCAAGCGTCCCGCCCGACGCATCGTTGCCGACGAGTTGACCGAGGCCATCGAGCCTGAGGACGACGACGGCGACACCATCTCCGCCCCCTCGATGAAGTCAGCGTCCAACGGGGACGCCATCCGTGGTGGCTGGACCGACGCCCAGAAGCAGATGGACTCCACGTCCAGCTTCGCTCAGACGTTGAAGCTGGAAGAGAAGAGCACCTTCCTCAAGTTCCTGGACGACCTGCCCTACGCCAACTTCCGTCGGCACTGGATTGAGCGCTCCACCAAGGAGGGCAAGACGTTGCGGGCCTACACCTGCCTCAAGACGGTGGACAAGGACTGCCCGCTGTGCGACGGCGGTGACCGGGCCTCGGCGGTGGCGGCGTTCAACGTGGCCCTGATCGGTGACGACGGTCAACTGCTGCTCAAGTCCTGGGACTGCGGTCCCCGTCTCTTCAACGTGCTCAAGGGCTACGCCAACGACCCCAAGATCGGCCCGCTCTCCCGTGGCTACTTCATGGTGAGCAAGACGGGCAAGCGGGGTACGACCCAGCACAACGTCTCTCCGGTGCGGGCGTCGTCACTGGAAGAGGACTACGACATCACGCCACCGTCGCAAGAGGACATCGAGGCCCTGGGCAAGAACAAGTACGGTCCGGAGATCATCGAGATCCCCACGGTCAAGACGCTGCGGGAAGTGGCGGCGGAGCTTGACGACTACGACGGCTGAGGATCGTGGGGCGGTTGGGCTGGGGGGTCCTGACCGCCCCACTTCACGCCGGCCTCGGGTGCTGCTGACGGCACGGGAGGTCGAGCGTGCCGTCGAGGACCTGCTCCACGAACCGGCGTTCGTCATCGACATCGAGAC